TGCACTTAATTTTGGAGGCCCCGAAGGCCTAAAATTGGTACGCCTTGTAGTGGGTATATATGATAGGTATATTATATACCTATGTTACATACGCCTGCCCTCTTGAGAGTGTATTATATATCTGTATATTACATATAGGCCCCTAATGGACTAAGGTGATAAAGAATTAAGGCCTCTTCTATATTGCCTCCTCTATAAACCTATTAGGTCCTAATTCAATAAGGCCATATAGGGACTATGGTAAGCCTATGGGAAAAAGGTTTTCATAGATAAGCCTATATCGGCTTACTAAGTTAGCGTAAGTAAAAACCCAGATACCTTAGTTAGGCTCTGGGGTAATGTGTTAGTATTCGCAAAATTCTCGTTCAAGGTAAATGTTGAGATCCTTGAAAAGTTTTATACCGGGTATAGGACCATCATTTTTGTCCCAAATCTCGAATTCGATAAATTGGGTCTCATAGCCTTCTATATCTGAAATAGAGAGAAGATAGTTCTGGCTTGGATCAAATTCTTCAAGGAAAACTTCGATAGTAGCCTTAATCCTAATAGGGTGAGTATTAGTAATGCCTTTAATGATGTTAGTTAATCGGTTTGATAATTCTTCTGTGTTCATAGGTAATGGGTTTTAAGTGATTATTATTTTATTTTCTCTATGCAAATATAAATATAATATATTATATATGCAATAAACCCGAATTGCCTTCGTAGGTTATTAAGGGCCTTGAATTATATTTGCCTAAATCCCCGAGGCCATGAATGGAGATTGCCATTTACCTTCCCTACCTATAACTAATGTTATATAATACCTAATGGCTCTAGGCAATCTAGGTACCCCTAAATCACAAAATTGTCCTAGAATACAAAAGTTAATGCTAATATAAATACTAAGCAAATAAATTACAGAGTTACTAGGAATATTACCTAAATATGCCCCTTGAAGGCCTTAAATCCTATAAACCGTTTAGCCCTAAAACCTAATATCCTATTTACCTAATCCCCAACCAATACTTATTATATAATACATAATATAATAACTTGGTGAAGGTAATCAAGGTAAATTGTGATGGCCATTAATCGACGATGTACTAAAGCTATACTACCTACATACATAGAAGCTACATAACATACCTGTATTATATAATCCCCTACCTTCGAATTACCTTGAATGCAATCTATAATATATATATATAAAGGGTACTCAAGGCAATCGGATTTAGAGGCCATTAGGGGACGAAAAATTATCATCACATAGGCCTTTTTGAGTTTGCCTTTAAAGTGTGTAGTAGAGCTATATAGTATAGTGGCTATAGTGTAGTTGATAGTAGTAAGGGTTATCATTTGCCTTATTTGCCTAAATCCCCAAAACCCCCAGCGAGGTACCTTGATATGTATTATATATATGATTGGTAGTATATTGATTATATGTATATAAGGTAGGTGTATTATTATATGTGTACCTTAATTAGGTTATTAGGTACGTAGTTAGGCTCTGTATGATTTTCTTTTTATTTTTCTTTGTTGGGGGGGAGTATTGGGTTATAGGTGGGTTAGTATAATCCTATATGTGTAGGATACTAGGATTAGTGATGAGGTGTATAGGATTAGTATTAGGGTTTGTGATATTATATACCTTAATTTGTTTGTTGGGTGGGTATGCTTGTGGGCTTGGTATATTTCCTCATTGCGTATGAGGGTTAGGATGGTGACTACGGATAGGATTATTCGGATTATGTGATAGAGGATATTCATGGTAGTGATATTATATCGATTAGGGTTATATCTGTTAGGTTCACTTTGAGGATCTCTCTTAGCTTTAGCCTTATGTAGGTACTATGTTTATGCCCTGGGTTTATTTCTTGTTTGGGGTAGCGGAGGTAGGTATTAAGTTCCTCAGTTCTGTACACTACGTTCATTTCTTCGCAGAAGCCTTCGGTAGTCCCAGGTAGTGGTCCCGGGACTTCGAATGATACTAAGAATTTACCTGATGTTAGCATTATGTCTTTTGTTAAGGGTTTGGTACCAATCCCAAAGAAGTTAATGGCATAATCCTTGGGACTGGTGATTATGATTACGAATATGATAAAGTCTTTCATTTGAAATAATATTCGTATAGGTCCTTGATAAAGTCCTCTTCTTCTTCGTCTAAAGTAGCATCTCCGTAATACTCTAGTACAAAGTATATATAAAGTGGGCCAAATAATAAAGTAAGTAACTTAGATTTAGCTTCATCGGCAATTTGTTCTAATTCATCGGATTCGTCTATATCAAGTTCTGGTTCCTCTGATATTCGATTCATATTTTCGGTCCAGGTTTTTACCAGTTCTTTAGCTTGGTTATGTACTTCGGGTGATAATGAATCTATGGCTTGTTTAAATTCTTCTATGGTTATCATAAGAGTTTAGCGATTATGGATATGAATCCTTGTGGATATTGAGTATAGAATAATTGGTAGTTCCCTGTGGGCAAGAAGACTTGCATTATATTTGCAAGTAATGGATAGATTTTCCATTGGTTTTCCTTTAGAAACTTGTTCCAGTCTTCTGATTCCTCCGGATAATTCCCAGAAAGTTGAATATGATATTTTGTTTGTTCTGGGATAAATAAATTGGTTACTACCCGGATTTCGTCTGATTCCTTTTTGTATTGAGTAATAGGGTACCAGAGACCTTCAGTTTTCCATTTGTTAAGTTGGAACAGAGTCATGCCCTGTTCCAGTACGTTGAGTAATTTATATAAGTTTACCATAGTGATTATTTATTAAGTTGTCTAATGAGTTCTGATGCAGCCAGGGAATCAAAGAGTTGGGTTTCTGAACTCCCTGAGGTATATTAACTGATTGGGGGATTAGTATAATCCATCGGCCAATAACGGTTCCTTTGGCTTATTTAGTTTTTCACGTGAACGCCTAGTAGCAGCGTTCTCATAAGGTGTATATTCAAATGTACGTAGTTCCTCGTTATATGAAGCATACATCATTTGGTTACGGGTAATTCTTTTCTTGTAAGTTTTCTTAAGATTATCAAACCAATCTAGATACTCCTGTAAAGTATTAAAAGTTTCTTTATGCCCGTCTAATGATTTATCAGAGGATGAAGGTCTTACCTTCCATATAGCTTCAATATAACATTGATGCAAAGTTAGGGTTATAGAGTATCGGCACCAGGTACCTGCAAATATTGACCCAGTAGTAAACTCCATGTAATGTGGTACTAAAGGTTTTACCTTATATCTCGGTTTGTTCATCTTCTATTTCTCCTATTCCGTTAGCAATTAAGTAATCATAATATAGGTGTACATCGGTATCACCATAAGTCTCAATATAGGATTTAGCATCCTCGGGGTCTGCAGATACCCAGGGATATTCTTGTATTTGAGCCTGATGTAATTTTTGGGCCTGTTCATTTAAAAGTTCTTCGTTCATGATATTGAAAAGTTAAGTTGGAAAATCCAGTTGTTTCTATCGAGTTGATTGAATGATATGAACCTCCCATCGTTATCGGTAAATTCATTCATGAATTGAACTGCAGCAGATGCTAATTGCCCCTTATAGGGATTAGTATCGGCAGTTATTATTGATTCGAAAATGAAAGAATAATAGGTAGTATCATAGATTTGTACCTGATTAATATCCAAGCAATTGAGTTTGTAATCATCCTCTAGTTTGATTAAGAGTCCCATTAGGAAATTAAGAAGATTACCCTGTTCATCCGAATCAAGTTCGAATGTAGATTTCTTTTCAAGGAAATTGCGAACTACCTTAGTTAGTTGTTCGTCTTGATTGTTGATTACTGAGTTCGTTTTCATATTTTTGTCTATATTTAAAATTGATATGCAAATATAATCATTTTTATTTATATAGAAAATAATATCTATATTTATTTTAAAGTGGCTGAGGATGTGTACACGCTATGAAAGGCAGTGGATTAGACTGCCTTTCAAATATTAAGGTAACTGAGGAGTTAAGAGATATATAGCCTCTTTTATTATAGAACTTTTCTGTGATTCCATAAAAGAAGAGCCAGGTCCTTGTTTTTTCTTCTTTTCTTCAAATATCTCATGTATAGCCTTTTTCAAATTGGAAGCTAATCTTTCTGATAATTCCTGAGACCTTAATGAAATAAGGGTACCATTTCTTATCTCTTGCAGTTCTTGGTCATTATTAGTAATAGGATTTACTTCTACTTTCCGTATCGGAGTTGCTTTTTTTCTTCTTCTCTTTCATAACTTAGTTTTTGTATTACAAGTTGTACATAGGTATTTTTCTCTTTGTATATGAACATTACCGAAAGTAGTATTTCATATTTCGGTAGTATCATCTGTATGAAATTGCCTGGAGCAATTATAGTAGCAATTACTGGACTATCATCTTGAGAAAAGTTATCTAATATCATCTCTGCCCTCTTAATGGGTTCTGGTTTAGTTGGGTCCAAAGTTAGGACTGGAGCAGTTATACATTCTTTAATGCCCCGAGTTAGGGCATTATATAACCATTCATCTTTTATATCCTCTACTTGGAGAGTCTTCATTGTAATCATATTCTATATCGATTTAATGTCCATACACCCAGAATATTAGAGAATACCCATAGTTCCCAGTTTTTATAAAAGTTAAATGGTTTATTGAACTGAGATGTTTGAAATACTACCTGGCTTGGTGTTCTAGATAACATTTCTGCATGGCAAGTTAATACTCCAGAAGATAGTTGAGCTTTAAAAGCTCTGATGATATCTTCATCACTTTTAGTCTCTACTGAGGTAAGTAATTTAATAAATTCTACCTCTACACCTTCCGACATTTTAACCTTTCGGAAAGCAAATTTCTCTTTATTCTCCATACGTATCATTTTTAGATAAGAACTCTTGAGCTAGTTCATCTTGAGTTCTTTCGATTATGTTCTTTACGATTGTTTTATTTTCTACTCTAGCCCACATACATAGCATGCCCAATTGAGCATCCATATAGCAATCTATAAGAGATGGGTCCTTTCTAAATACATCCCATTGTTTTACGAAATTCATTCGAACCAAATCCCTATAACCCTGGTCTGATATATCTTCTTGGTCTATATAAGCAGATACCCTTTTTCTTACTTCTAAAAGAATTTTCTCTAAGCTTTCTGGTAATCTAAAATTTTCGGGTAAACTATGATATACCGAACAATTGGGTATTAATTCCTCAAAAGTAAACTGATTATCGAATAGTTTCTTTGGGTATCTACCTGAAAATATCAAGGGTATCTTATACCTTAGCAACGATGGTACTACGTCGTATATAGCATAATGTTTCCGATATTCCTGATAGACATCGAAATATAGATTCTCATCGAATATACCAGATTTCCTCATTATTGCCTGTAAAGTATTATAAGCAGCATTGATATGAGTATTACTCAATTTGAATATTAAGTTGCCATTTTTAAGGGCAATGAGTTCACTACAGCATCTCTTTCGTTTAAATAAGTTCATGTGATTAAAATGTAAAGTTAATGTATATTTTCCTTGTTCCCTTGAGAAATTTTTCGTGATTTGAGTCATCATACTTATGGCAAGCATAAGTCTTAGATGATTTATCATAATGGTCTCTTACCCATACTGGAGCAGTATCAGTTGGTTTTAATTTAAAGTATGTACCCTGATTAACCTTGTTAACCCGAGTCTCTTTGTAAGATGTCTTTGGTAGTTCCATATTTTTTGTCTATTTTAAAATTGATATGCAAATATAATTCTTTCTTTTTAAATATGCAATATCCGGATATAACTATGGGAGCTTACTATTTCGGAGGAATTGAGATGCAAATGAGCCATCCTCTTTTTCTTCTTTCTCAAAGTCTTCATATTGATATAACTCTGGGTCTTCTTCGTCTGGGTCTATACGCATTTCGATTTCTCTACGTAGTTCATGATGTTCTTTAGAGAATGAAGACATAGCTCCCTTATAATCATCAGTAATTTGCATTAGCTCTGCTTTATTAAGGTTAAGACCCTCTTTACTGGTATCTACTCCTTCTTGTTTAGTAGCAACTACTTCGGGTAATGACTTAATGTCATACCTGTCTTCCAATAGTTTAGCCTCTTCTGGTTTATCTAATACCCTTTGTGATTCCAATACGATTTGACGTGCCTCTTCAACAGTGATTGCATTTTGCTGTGTTACGTTGTTCTGTTGATTAAATTGGGCAAAGATATTTGTAGTACTTCCTCCAGTAAGATTACGTACTATTGATTGCAGAGATGTAGAGGATTCAAGCTTTAATTTAAGGGCCTTTCCCAGCTCGGCAGATATAAACGGTACGTATTTCCCTCCCTGAGATTCTCTTAGGATATTAACCTGATGGGCTATTTCCATACGGTCTTCTAATGCCCATGCTAGTTGTTCTCCCATTAACGCTTGAAGTAAATCTTCTGCTTTTTCTTTATCCCATATTCTAGAGCTTAATAGCCTATCTCTCATAAATACCCGTATGTAGTTAATATCTATACCCATACGGTATGAGAATGTATTGATATCATAAGTGATACCACATAATACTCCATTACCCATCAGCCATTGATTAATAATGTAGTTGTGTATCTTTATCAGAAGTTCATCATTTGGGTTCTTCTGATATTCTAATGCCATTGCAGTAGTCCCCATAGGTCTTGGGAATCTTACCATTTTATTTTCCTTTTCTGACATACAAATGAGATTTTCTGATATCGGAACTTTCATCATAACCCATATACTCTAAATCGAACCTTACATACAGATTCAAAGATAGGTTATAGAAATATCCCTTATATTTTTTCTTACTTACTGATAAATTAAAAGGTTCACCAGAGATTAGGTCCCTGGTGAATAATAAATTACCTTTCCCAGTGATGGGAATATTAAGGCAAAGTTTATAATCTCCTACCTTAAATTTATTCCCATGCAGGTCTGTGATTTCCCTTGCCATAGTTTGCCTTTTTATGGTTCGTAGGTTTTTTGTCTTGTTTACTATGGTTATTGGTTATCCCCTTTTGCTCTTCGATTAATTTCTGAACCTTTGGGAATAACCTTTGCCTTAAAGGAACTACCTGAGTAGCGAAAAAGGCATTCCATAATTTCTGAGTTAATGGTTCTCCTATTTTAAGTTCTGAGATTGCCCAGAATTTAGTTTCGAAATTCTTAACTATTTCCCTAAATCGGTAGTAGTATATATTGCCAGTCTTTTTATCTATCCCAATTGTAGTGGTTTGGCAATAATCTAGAAATTCTTTACCTAATTCGGATATAAACTCTTCCCTTTTAAAATCATAATTCTCTTGGTCGAGCTTAAATAATTTTACGTAATCGATTGCTTCCATATAGATTTAGTTTGTGATTATTAAACGAGGTATACTTTCATCTGTAATCTGGAATAAGTACCCTCTTACATCATCCTCATAATAAGAGGACCAATATGTTCTTCTAACTCTGAAATTATCAAGGATTGCCCCTTTGGGTACCCCAGTAATAAATAAGCAATGCTTAGGCATCATTGGAGTAATCTCAAATTTCCCATCCTTGAAATTACCATAGGTACCGTAGTCGGGCATATTACCCGTAAATCCAGTATTCTGTAATATGTCTTGAACCAGAGTAGTTTGGGGTATTTCCTTCTGGTTACATTCTATGGTTAACTTCGATTTGCCTATATATAGGTCTTTAACTATTTCTCTAAACATTTGTATACGATTATATGGGTAATACCATTTTTCTTGAAGTAAAGGTTATTCTGTGAACATTCCTCTAACTTCTTTAATTCTCTTCGAGATTCAGTACAAATTCTATCAGATTTCCTTAATATATCTGATACATTATCCCAGATGGGTGCCATTGGTTCTACTGGCCCTGCATAGATAACCTTATGTTTAGTTTCTATTTGGGGATATTTAGATTTATACTGATATTTGCCTTTGCAATAAAGTACGTTATACTTTTCGGGTTCGTTTCTTTTTTCGTTTTCCATTTTTGTTAGGATTAATGTAATCGGATATTTCATCAAGTTGCCCTAAAAGCAATGCCTGAATGAAAAGGTTTATAGGCCTGAAAAAGAAATTCCTTACGTTATCAGTATTTATATACCAATCGTAAACGATAAAGAACTTCTTAATCTTGGAGTGCTTAAGTGAATGTTGGATTAGATAGGACTTACAACATCGCTTATGTAAATCGACAAGTTCTTTGTCCTGCTTAAGCATCTCTTTATCAGAGAAGATAGTGTAATCCATTTTGTATGAATTGAGATGCCCAGGTAATTATCCCGGGCACCTGGTTAATAAAGGTTTATGCAACTTGTTCTGGTTTGAGGACCTTCTTTTTAAAGTCCTCATAGGATTTAGCCGCAGCCTTGAATTCCTTAGAGTTTGTATCTTTGATACGAGCCATTGCAAGTTCCAATCGATGGAGTTCGTTTCGAGTTTGTTGTCTCCATTTCTTCCGAGCAAGTGTATCAACTACATCGGCAGGGTATACGTATTTAACTTCCCGATTAGAAATTACCTGTTCGATGATGGAGGGTTTTTGTTGTTCCTTAACTTCCTTGACAACCTGTTCCTTTTTGGAAGTTTGGGTTTTAGGAGAGAGTTCTACCAATTTAGCATTGGCAAACTTAGTGGCAGCTTCTTGAGCATCTTGTACCAATTCCTTTTTAGTCTTTTTGGCCTTAGGAGCAGAATCCTTAGCAGTCTTAGAATTTTTAATTCCTTCAAGTTGTTCGGCAACCTTAGTTGCAACCAGGTTAGTAACCTTTGTTTCATTCTTTTTCATAATGTCTATATTTAAAATGTTAGTAAAATGATTAATTTCTTTTTCTGATGCAAATATAAGAATAATATTTTTAATACAAAAATAAATCAAATAAATTTTTATATTTGCTAAGGTTAATCGGTTAGGAAATCAAAGACCTCTGGAGGATAGTTTATTTCGTCCTCTGGGTCATTGATGTAATTTTCGTATTCGTCGTTATATCTATCATAAATGTTTTCGGTTTTAGTATTAGGTACCCGAGTACATTTCTCAGGATATTTCTTTACGAAGTCATAGGCTTCTTGAGTAGTCATTACCTTGTCTGAGGTAAATTCGTAGGTTACATAGGAATAAGTTTCACCCAATCTAGAAACTTCATATTGCTGGTATCCAGATTTCTCAATCTTATAGATTTGATTTTCTGGAATCGTTTCTATTTCTACCCTATACTTATACCATTGTTTCTTCTCTTCTTTTGGTTTAATACCCATGCTATCTTGAAGAGAGATTAACTTGGTTATGGGACTTTCAAAATGAGAAGGAGCAGTGCTCACTTCTACTGGATGAGTTTTATTCTCACCAATAAAGTAAATCACTGCCCCCAGGGTTACCAGGCCCAATATGAATTTAGTTTCTGAGTTCATAACCTGTAGTTTCGAATTTATTTTTAATGTTCTTTGCAAGGTATTTACCTTTTGATTCTGCTTGATGTAAACCGTTGCAGATTTCATAAGGTACATCATCATAGCGATAAACTCGATTACCTTTAAAAGCAACCCAAAGTTGTTTTTTCTTTGAGTCATAACCAAAGCCCTCAATGTTAGAGGATTCGCAGGGAATCATTTCGACTCCAGTGTTCATTTCTACTGATTCTAAGTATTCGTTCTTTTCCATGTCTATATTAAAATTTTAAAAGTGTTAGTTCTGGGTGGAATTTGAGATTTGCCCTCTGGAAGATTGCCCAGGTACCAAGTACTCCCTGAGAATTAGTATGTACCCATTCATCTTCCATTCTGAATAATATGTGAGAGCATACCAGCATTTGGTATTCACTTAGCATATTTATCAGTTGAGGGGTATTCCCTATTTCTACGTATAATTCAATGTGCTCATCTAGTGCTCGAATTATTTCATCATTATCAATCTGAAGAAGTTTCTTGATTAAGTCATCGGCAATGTTATTGCCATTTTTAACATCCTCTTTGATTGAATTTAGAGATTCAATCTGAATGCCAGCAATTAGCTTGATGATGTCTTTTGTTTCCTTGTCCATAATTAAATTTTCTTTATGCAAATATACTAAAATTATTTTATATAAAATACTCTTTTAATAAATACGGAGGTAAGTGTTAGCGGATTCTATTGAAGGATCTTAGGTTAGGATTTAATACCCTTCTAAACCTGGTATATTATCTCTTTTCATTTACAAAATCATTTTTAAAGATTAGCCCATCTCTATTCTTTAACTTTTCGTATACCGAATTGGGCAATAACACATCCCTTGACCATCTCATAAAGAATTTAGATGGTTTCTTTTCTGGATTAAGGAGTAATTGCCTCTGTTCTGTAGAGAATTTAACCCTTTCATCTTCTAACATGAAAGTAGGAAGTTTAGTGAATTCTGCCTGAGAGAAAGAGATTACGTTTTTACCAACTTGGGCCCTTAATGGTTTCTTCCTTTCCTTATAGAGATATGGGATAATCTTTTTCGAGGGTCCCCCAAGAATGCTAAAACCAAAGATTACCATTGGGTCAAATTTATCTGCTTTTGGGTCCTTAGCCCGTTTGATACATCTTGCCATCCAAGAGAATGAATTGGGATATTGCTTATTGTCTGTTGCTTCTCCCACATCTTTTTTATTAAACTCAAATCCAGGAAAGTGAAATAGAAAATCTTCAGTAAGGATAAATACAAATCCCAATCCCCTAAGATATTTAATGATATCTTGTTGGCTTTTACCCTCTTCAACCATTTTCTCTACATCTGCAAGAATATCCTCCCTTGGTGATTCCAATTCCTTAGTTGTAGACCCTGCAGGTCTTCCTCTGCCCACATTAGGTGCCTTAGCAGGCAATGTACCAGATAACCTATCTAAGTATTCTTTGAAGTTATCAATATCTTGTTTATTAGTAAGAGTTACTTCTACTCTTATGGGACCGTTATGCTGTACCTTTGGACCTGAATTCATCTCGGTATAAGCATCTACCAACCTATCGGATAATGGGGTACCATTCTCTGATAGTGTAGTGATTCTAAGTTTTGGTTTATATACTTCTTGTTCCATTTTCGCTTAATTAGAAAATAGAAGGCCTGAACAATTTTTATATTGCCAGGCCTTCTACCATTATTAACGAATACTCAAAAATATGATAAGTAAAAGTAAAAAGTGCTCTTATTAATCTTCTTCTTTAGCGGCCTTCTTTTTCTTCTTGTCTTTGGCCTTCTTATCTTTCTTATCGGAAGCCGGTTTCTCTTTTACCTTTTCTTCCTTCTTTTTCTTAGTTTCCTTTTCCTCCTTTGGAGCCTTACCTGAAGCAAGTTTTCTTTGCTCCATACGGTATTTTTTCTTCTCAGCCGAAGTCATTTCTCTGCCATCGATGAGAGGATAATCGTATTTGGTAGCTGTTCTACCACCATTTCCTTTCTTTTCCTTTTTCTCTTTGGCAGCCTTCTTCTCAGCTTTTTCCTTCTTCTCTTTTTCCTGGAGTTTTACCAATTTCTTGTTGTTCTCTTGGTCAGCTTCAGGATAGGCAGCAGCAACTTTGTCTCTTTCCTTATTGAGCTTGTTTACAAGTTCGGTAACCTTTTTACCATGTTTCTTGTCTTTGGTCCAATCCTTAGTAGGGTCCAACTTGTTCTCTTTAAGGTAAGCATCCAAAGCTTTCTTAGCCTTTGTGAGTTCCGGAGTCTTGGATTCCGATTTACTCTTCTTTTCTGTTTTCTTAGCCATTTTCATTTATATTAGGTGAATAATTGAATTTCCTATTTACATAATACCATAGTTATACCTTCCTAATTTTGGTTGGGATTTCTTTAATTTCTAGGATTTCTAAACTGCATTGTTTTAAAACTGCCTCGAGTTGAAGTATATCTTCTACCTCTTTCTGAGATAAGTCCGTAAAAGTTTGTTCAAAAGTTTCTTTCTGTTCCCCCCTTATAAAATTAAATTGGGCAACAATATAAGTCCCATGAAGTTTTTTATTCAGGGCTCCTTTAAGAGATATGAGTTTTCTTTTCAGATAATTACTCTTCAACCTATGGGATTGGTATTCGCCTTTCTTACCCTTACTAAGGGCTACCTTTTTAAGGTGGGAAACATAATCTAATTCTCTGAGAGTTTGATTAATGTTTCCCACTAATAATCTTAAGTCTTTTTCCATTTGGGTCTTTGCATTACTTGGTTAGATACTTCCTGAGTTTCTTCTGATAGCATTTCTCTTGCCTCATTTATTATATTGATGGCAAGTTCCCTTTCATCTGGTCCCAGGTTTAATTCTTTATCTTCTAGTACATCCGTATAAGTATTTATTAGATTATCCAATGCAAGTATTCGAATATTCTTTCGAATTGCTAATTTCTCTTCTTCCATGAGTATAAAAAATTAAAGCCCACTACCTTCACAGGCAATGAGCTTTTGGCTGAACAACGTCCTAAGTGTGGGGTTGTTACTCTATGAAATTTAAACTATTGCAGACTATATGTAATCGCTATTTTAGGATGTGCCTAGATTAATCTTCTGCTTCTGATTCTTCCTCTTCTTCTTCTTCCTTAGCCTTTTTGTTTTTCGGAGAACAAATAACGCCATGTCCTTTCTTAGACTTAACGGTAAGAGTTCCCGGAACGAATGAAACTGAAGTTGATACCGGTTTGCCATCCGTAACCAATACAGAAGTAACCACTACACCCTGATAGCCTTCCTTGTTCTTAACGGCATAACCAAAGTTCATTACCTTGGATTTGTCGTTAATGGCAATAACATCGATTTGCTTGCTGTTAGGACGTTGTTCAGCCGGCCGATTCTTAAGTGCCTCTTGACGAGCCTTGCGTTTAGCTTCTTTTTCGGGGTCTTTTTCTTTATCCCCTTTTTTCTTGGAGTCTGATTTCTTTGTTGCCATAATTTTTAATGTTTTATAAGTTAATGGTTATTATAAGTAAACTTCTACGTTTATTAATAGTTGATAAAGGTAGGGAAATTTCCCTACCTTCTTTTAAATCTTGAATACGGTTACCAGATTACTTTTTCCCTTTCTTGCCTTTACCTTTGGCTTCTTTCTTTGCCGGCAATTTGAGACCGAGTTCTTTAGCGATTGCTTTACGGAGTTTTTCGATGTCGTCTTCATCATAATCGTCTGGGTCAGTTTCAAGGTCTTTGTCGTCGCAGACATCCTCAAGTTCTTCGAAGTCCATTTCGGCAAGTTCTTCACCGGTCAGTTCTTCCTCTTCTTCTTCCTCTTCGGAATTATCATCATCTTCCTCTTCGGAATCATCATCATCTTCCTCATCGTCATCATCCGATTCCTCTTCTTCTTCCTCTTCGGAATCATCATCATCGTCTGATTCTTCCTCTTCTTCTTCTTCCTCGTCATCGGATTCAGAACCAAAAAGGTCTTCGGCTTCTTCGGCAGAAAGCATGATAGGAGCAGGGATAATCTTTACTGAGCCGTCTTCGTACTTAATGATGATTGCACCATTGATTTCTGTTCTGGAAACTTCTTTCAGTTCCACTTCTTTGTTCTTCTTAGCCATTTTCGTAATGTTTAAGTTGGTTAATAATTTATTTATATCACTCTGTTATAAGTTTCTTTACCAGTATGGATTTCTGAGTATACCCAGATTTTAATAATTCCTCCTGAGCAATATTGAATTGTTTTATCTCATCTAGAGTTGTCTTTAATTCTAATTGAGATTCAATGGTTATTGCCTGAGAGGCAAGTTCCTTGTCACCTTGATAAGTGACTATCTTAAACTTCTTACCTGCAAAGGGGTTTGCTGGTTGATGTGCTGTGATTTTAAAACCTTCGTTATTATTCATTGCTATATTTAATTTTAATTATCCCAGGAATACCCACCTTCCCAAATACTTCGGTATAGGATTTGTATTTCCCTTTTATCATTGTTTTATAGTTATAGTTATCGGATAATCGAATTGGGTAGACCCATATTTTATTTTCTATCATCCTATTTGTCATTATATAAGCATAAGACCTTCTAAGTTTAATACTCTCTAATGGAACAAACCCTTGAAATAATAAAGACTTCTTAATAAACCTTTCTTTAGGCAAATACCCTAAAAATTTAAGTGATGCCTCATCGAATATTTCGAGCATATCCCTTTGTGCTTTGATAAATAGTACCTTTTGTATTGGGATGTTCATCTTCTTTCTTAAATATAAAGCCAATGAACTTACCAATGGAGGATACTGCAAGAATAACAGATTGAATTTATTTTTCTCCTCTTGACTCAGCCTGTTGTAAATCCTGTAGGATAGCAAGATTGATTTGTAATCTCTTTTGCCTTGTATACTTGGGAGATATGCCTTGCCGTTGTCCATAGAGTTTGATTGAGTACCTTTCATTGAATTCCTTTTTTCCTTTAGACTTAAAGACTCGGTGCATTTGTACCATAAATCTTCTTCGTCGGTGTTTATCTATGTGATATTCATCGGGCATTATGAACTTCCTTGCTTTTACGAATTTACCCTTAAACCAGAATTTAGTACTACCCTTTTTAAGAAGTTTACCATTCATATCGGATAATTCTCTAATGCCTTGTTTTATAAGTTTCCTCCCAGATATTATATGGATATACTGAAGAACATCTACACCATAAAGATAAACTAAGGTAACCTTTACTTGATGTCTAGTAAAGTATGGTATACCGGTTAGATGTTTCCTATATAATTTCTTTTCAGTAACAATCTTATTGGTAGTATCTGGTCTCCAAGTCCATATATAATATCTATCTGGTCGTATGGGTCCATTGTTACTTTCCTTTAGCTTTACCATTTATATTCCTCTTTGCCATTCTATACCAAAGATTGATAGATTTCTCATTTGCTTCGGGGAATTTCTTTTTCATTCTCCGAATAACTCTATCAAGTTCAAAACCTTTTGCAGTTAATTCGAATACATAAGATTTCTTTGTACCCTTGATAAGATTAAATTCATCCCTCTCTCTTGGTGGTTTCTTTTCTCGAGGTTTCTTTATTCCGGGAACTCGTTTTGTTCTCCTTTGCCCATTTTCCCCCTCTTCTCCGAGAAACCCAAGCCTTAGTCGAGAATTCCTTAATGGGTCATCTTTTGAATACCCAATAGTTTCCAATTGCTTATCCATCCAATCGTCATATTTATCAATTAACGATTTATCGGGCTTCTCTTCTGATACATTGATATAATGTAATAAGTCAAATACCCCAGCAGAACAAGCATCAGGGAAAGGCATCCCTAATATTATTGCCTTTCTCTTTAAATCCTTATAAGTCATGTTTCTCCCAGAAGCACCAAGGAAATTTGATTTCTCCTTGGATGGAGCTTTCATGTCTTTTCTACTCTTTTTTGCCATATCATTAATATTTTAAGTATTCATTTATTTTCTTTGCAAATATAAGAATAAATAATTTAATCTTATCTTATTTCTCTATTTATTTTTATAAAAATCCGAGGTTTTTGCTCGGTTCGCAGCAGTGGATTTAGGTTTTTTATGCTTTCTCTTGATATGTGTGTTATAAGCCATATCCAATTTCTTAATATTGAATTCTATGTTGTTCACTTGATTATAGTTTACTGCTCTTTCCACACAGCAACGGTACTCTGGCCAGAATTTTTGTCCAAGCTTAACAGATTCGGTTTTAATCATGAACTTAGATACCATAAAACCAAAGGTATCAGCATCATCTTTAGTTTTAAATACATACATGTAGAATCTACTAAATTCATCTACTACTTCATCCAAAGGTCTTACTGGTAACAATAGATAACCATCGGTATATAGGTCCTCAGATATTAAAGCTACCCAATACTTTTTCTTTCCTGGTTTTACTTTATACCTAAACCTTTCCTTGAGTTTAGTGTGCATCCAATCCGGTACTCTATTAAGAAGATACTTGATATATATCTTATCCTTCTTATTCGACCGCCTTTTAAATGCAGATGGCTGTTGTAGCATCCTTGGAAGTATTCTAAAGTTATTCCACCTATCAAATTCAAGAATTAATCTTAGAGTATCTATGTCCCATTCATCATCAGACTCCTTTAACCTCTTCATGTTTCTCTCTATATTTTTAGAGTTTACCTTTGGGAGTAATTGAGCCGAGTCTCCTGTGAATAAGCTTGCTTCTTTTCTTTTTAATCGTTTCTCTAAACATCCCTCCATATAATCTTGGAAATTCCTCTCACAGGGGCAATCTGGTCGAAAAATAGAAGTGTGTTTCTCAAAAAAATCCGAGAATAGCCTAAAGAATTTCTCTGACCGTTCCCGGATTTCAAGATACTTGTAATGAGATAACTTTAAAATTTCACCAGCTTCCCATGAAGATTTACTTTCTGATAGTTGAAGGAATAATGATTGTTGTTCTTTATCAATTAAACAACTCCAGGCTTTTTGTTGAGCTTCGTTCATAACATTAAATTCTTCTATATCTCATTATACTATCAATTGCTTCATTGGTTATCTGATTGGGGTCATATTCACCAGAATTAGCATAAAGCTTATCTGGGTCATGGTTTAAATATACACTATAGATAACGTTGTCAAATGGTAACCATACTTTCATCCTCCCCATTTCTGGGTATATAAGGACTTTTACTCTTTTACAAAGATGGTCAACCTCTAATACTGTAGCATCTACTCCCTCATAAGGATAACCCCGTAATACTAAGTAATCTCCAGGCTTTACATTGACTAAATCATCTACTGAAAACTTCTTATTCTCTCTAGCAATACGTTTAAATCGCCTTACTTCTTTTCTACTACAAGTAGCCACTAAAGAAAAATCATCAAAGTCTTCAGCATTGTCAATTCTTACCTTTTTCTTTCTTGGGTGCATTGTCTCAGTATTACGTAACCAAGTTCTGATACCAGATATATTCCTACGTAACTTATTAAGAAAAGGCCTTGAGAATGCTAATTTAGTGGGCATTCTCATAAAACCATAATTGAATAATACTGGTACTTCTTCGAATACCATCTTACCCTTTGTGGTTTTTCTTAATACGTTTACCATAGGAATAATTGCCTTGATTTGGTCATACCCCTTTTCTTTGAGTTCTTTATTAATTTTATCACAGTACTTCCTTTCAAGGTAAAATATACAATATGAGTATGGGGTATGCTTCTTCATGGGTTACCGATTTTTAAGAATTAACTTAGCTTGTTTATGTACTAACTTATAGTTTACATTCTTCAGTATATCACTAGCCATGAATACATAAAGAATCTCATCTATCTTTGGTACATCGATTACCATAATATTGGCTTTATCGAATAGGGGTTTATATAATACGGAAGATAGACCCTTTCCAACTACAAAGAAAAATTCTTCTGAGGGCATTGAATTATATCTCATACAGAGTATGGGAACTTTATTTGCTCTTTTTGCATCCTTAGAAGCTTGTTCCCAAAATTTCAATATATCGCATCCCTTATTACCTAAGAGTAGATGTTCAAATTTAATCTCTTTATAATTCTTGCATTCAATAGATATCTTACATCTATGAGCATGCCTTTCATCAGTACAGGTTAAATCAGAAGTGGAGTCCTTGTTTGAATGCCAAGCTCCACTCCCGGCTCTGTTTCTTTCAAATTTGTACCCGGTCCATTTCGTAAACCAAGCCCCTATCTTTCTTTCGAATCTTGAACCCTTATTTTTGCTGTTTATTGACATAACAAAATTTATCTTTATACTTAATAAGACCCTTACCTTTCAAGATTCTACGAACTGAAGAGGTATGAATCGGTAATATGTTAGCTATCTCCCTTACACTCAAACCTTGGTTATAAAGGTTATGTACATCGTTATAATAAATAATCTTATTTGGAGTTGGTAAACAACCATCAAACCAAGCCTGTAAGGTATTATCTAACTCGGTGCCCCATTTAAGATTTTTAACTCTGCAATCCCTTTTGTTATTATTGAGGTGCATTACTACTGGTAGACCATCCGGGTTAGGAAGGTAAATAGTAGCTACTAAACGATGTAATAACCAAGATTTTAAATCTATCTTACACTTTAGATAACTATCGGGTTTACCATCCGAATATACGGAAATCCTTACCCATTTAAAATCCCCAAGATATCTGTAAACTCTACCATTTTTAGAAACATAATACTTATGACCTGGTACATTGGGTTTCCATTTAGGCCTAAGTATTATGTTTCTACCATGTTTTATAACAGAGTATAAATTACTAAAAGTTTTCATCTTCCTGTCTTGTTAAAGTTATATATCCTTATAGTAACTTGTAACTACTTAGGCCATTAACTTTTTCCACTTGCAGAATTTTGGTATTACCAAGAGGAAGTGAATCTAAGTGGGTTATCAAGAATAGAGTTTTCTCTTTGAATATGTGACGTATTAGTGAGGTAACTACTTCTACGTTATCTGAACTTAAAGATTCAAATACCTCATCAAGGAATGCTAAGTTAATACCCTTAGAGGCAGTTAAAGCCTCATTCATTGCAAAAGCCATTGCTACACAGACCAATTGTTTCTCGCCACCCGATAGTTCATCATAATCAATTATTTGCCCATCCCTTTCAATAAGAGTAACAAATTCTTTTCTAGCAGTACCCAAATCAATATTAAATTCGATCCTAAATCCCAATACCTCTGAATACTTATCGAGGCATTTATTTAAGAACTCAAGTGATGAATCAAATAGATAAGCCTTAATCCCATTATTACCCAATGGGTCATTAATTAACCAGTTATAATTCTCTAACTCTAACTCTTTATTGTGAAAGTCTTCATCAACCTTCCGTAAATTCTTCCTAATCTCCTTAAGTTTTTGTTTATACTTTGGAGACATGACCTTAAGCTTTTCTTGCTTGAGCTTAGCCAGGTCTTCGTCAATAGAAGCAATATCAGAAGCAATATCATCACAGTCTGATTTTAATTTCTTATACCTATCATTTACACTACTAAGTTCTTCCAACCTTTCTAATGCCTCCTGATACTCCTTATCATATTTATCAAGGTCAGAGAACGCTTTATATATTGATTTGGCATCACGTAACGCACGTTTGTAGTGACCAGCTTCTAACTGTATTACTAATTCTTTAATTACCTTCTTAAGAGGTACATTCGATAAATTCTTTGCATCTTTTATCTTACTCCTCAAATCAAGGATTAGTTCATTTTGTTTTTTAATCTTTATCTGAAGCGAAGCATTTACTTCATCCTTGATTTGTTTTTGTTTTTCAATTAGTAGTTTAGTTAGCTTTTCTCTATCTTGCTTTAACTCTCTTCTTTCTTCTTTGATTTTTTGCTTAAAGGATTTTTCTCTATCTCTTAAGTCGAAGTAAGCCTCCTTGTTTGCCTCTAATTCTTTCTTTAATAATTGAGATTGATGCTCTACCTCATTTATCTGGGCCACTATATTATTTTTATCTTGTAATGCAATGCCTTTGGCAAGGTTTAAGAATTCTAAATCAAATACTTCTTCGAATATCTTTTTCTTATCAGAATTAGATTCTTGTATTAATCGTTTGATGCCCTGACCAAACATTATAGAATTCATAAACAGAGTATATGATAAACCTATCTCTCGGTTTATGGCATCTTGTATCTTACCCTTACCTTTGATGTCAATTATATCACCATCTTTGATGAATACTAATCGGTCTTTGCCCTTTGCACCATCCTCAAGTACTTCTTCATATTTTTGACATCGGATAATCTTATAAGTATGGGTGTCTTTTTGGAAGAATACCTGGACCATAGTCCCCTTGTAATCTTTGGGTCTTACTTCCTTCCAGGTATTTACATCAGATACACCCTTTAGATTTTTCCCATATATTGCCCATACTAATGCCGATAGAATAGTTGATTTCCCTTTCCCATTTGGTGCCTTGATAAGGATGGTACAAGTTGGATTTAGTTGTAGATGCAGGGTTTCTATTGAACAAAAACCCACTACATCCATATTCATAAAACTTAGCATGACTCTACCTTTTTAAGTGTTTCTATTAATAGGTTCGATTTAACCTTATCATTGATACCTTTCTCTTTTAAGTACCTCTTTGCTAGTGACTTCTTAGAAAGTTGCTTAGTAATCTTATGTTTGTTATTAACGGGAGTACTAGTTTTCTTGGGAATCACAGTATAATAATTGCCATCATCTTTAATATCTTCCTCAGATTCTACATCAATGAATTTCGGGAATTCCCTTAAAGGGATGAACTTCATTGATAGGTCCTCATATATTTTCCAATAACCCAATTCGCAATCTCTATCGGTTCTTCTTTGATGGTTAGTTGCCCCAATCATATAGACCTTTTTCGAAAGTCTTTGAGGTTTATGAATATGTCCACATAATACTAAATCGAACTTATTGAGAAGGTTAACATTAAGATTCTCTACAGAATCTATTTCCCTACCATCGGTGTCCTTTGCTCCTGGATAATCCGTGTGTAGTAAAAGTATATTCTTAAGACTTTTATCTAATTCAATATTCTTTAAATATTCACTTAGACCGACATTATTATCAATATAAGGTACACCATATACTTTTATATCCTTATGATTAGAAGATAAGATAGCAGACCCATAATCTAATATATAAATCCCATACCTTTCTACTCTATAAAGCCAGCTATAGGGAGGTGTACCAGCTTTACTTACCTTCTTGATGTCATGATTCCCTGAAATAGCGTATACCCATAGAGGGTCATAATCATTGTACTTATTAAATTCTTTATAGCATATCTCATCAAGTTCTTGGTCCATATTCTCGGGCTTATGAAATAAGTCCCCACAGAATAAAGCTGGGCAATTATACTTCCTACATTGTTTTTGTATAATCGACAAAACCCTGAAACTATTCAGGGTCCTGTGATTATTCTCATTGAACTTAGCCCAGAGATTAATATGCAAATCTGAAAAGGCTATTGCTATTACTTCTTTCCTCATATCCTATCTAAATGGTAATTGATTTGTTCCGTTCTCATACCTAAATCGAGCTCAGATATACAAATAGTGGGTATTTCCCAATTTGCAAGCAATTCCCCCATAAGAGATGATATCTGAACTTGGAAGAATCTGTTAAGTATTCTCTTACCATTATCTTCCATTGACCAATGCTTATAAGTATCTAGATTTAATGGTAAGAAGATTGCTACATCACATTGATCTTCCATTAAAGTCTTACATTGACAGAAAAAATGTTCCAATTCGCATTCAGGAATTGTTCTAGATTGTTTATACCAGAAGTATGCAGCTAAATCAGCATAACTTCTATCAGTAACAAATTCCTCTTTACCTCTAAAGAGTCTGTTCCTTAAACTTAGAAGTTGGTAATCAGAAAATTGCATAGCTTGAGAACCAAGAGATAGTAACTCATTATGAGATATATCCTTAGTAGCTGGCAATAAATCCGACATACTACCCGAGATGAATGGTATATTTTGTGATTTAGCCACATATTGTGCTAAAGTAGTTTTCCCTATACCCGAGGGACCTACAAACATAATTCTCTTACTCATGGTGTAATGCTTTAAATGGTTTTATAAATTCATTTGTCAAAAAGGATGCTAAAGAGTATTCTATACAAAGTTCTTTGAATTTCTCATACTTAAACTTCTTCTTTGACTTAATTGGTAACTTATCCAATGGATTATGTCTTACAAACCAGAAAAGGTCGATTAACTGTTCATTCCTTTTCCATATTTGAAGATATTCTTTGTTCTTACTCTGGGCAATAAACTTCTCAATTCTACCATCATCAAGGATTTTCCTTGCTTTTACTGGGCCTATACCCGGGAACCCTGGTATATCATCGGAAGTATCTCCAACCATTGCAAGATACTCTACCGTTTCATGAGAATGGTAACCGAATAATTCTTTGCAATTATCCATCCTTATCATCTCGTCTTTTCTCGGATTATATATCCTCAGGTTATTTGATAGCAACTGGTTAAAGTCTTTATCCGATGATATAAGTATCATTTTCTCGGATTGGAATTTTTTAATTGCAAGGTATGCTAAGAAGTCATCCCCTTCATATACTGTAGATTTCTTTTTATCGAAGATATAATTAATTCTTAGCATACCCAGCATTTTCATTATAATTGCCTTTTGCTTTTGCAATGATTCGTAATCTACAGATATATTTTTTCTATGTCCCTTATAATTGGGCAATAACTTCGTCCTTACTGGCGAATGACCATTATCGAATGAAATATAAACCTCATCCGGTTCGAACCTTGTAAGATACATATGTAGAGATTTGAAAAATCCAAAGATTGCCCCACTCGGTTTGCCATCGGTAGATTTAAGTTTTTCGAATTTATGAAAACTTTGGTGTAAAATATTTTCGCCGTCAACTAATAATATTAATTTTTTATTTTTCATATTTATTTTTATATTTAATATAATAATCTGATATTAGTTGATGTCCCAGCCCGGTTATCTCTGATACCTCTTTCTTATTCATCGTCTTCCTCCTCCTCTTCTGAATCTGAATAGTTTTCATATTCTACACCATCGACTGGGAATAGATTTGTTTCTATTTTCTCCAGTTGCTTTTTAGTAGTACCTATGGTATTTACTCCGGCTTTCCGTAAAAGTTTTCTACGAAGTTCATCGTCTTCTTCCAAAAGCTTTTGGAATTTCTCTTCCCCTCTTGCAAGAGTTTTACCTTTCAATTTATACCCACCAGTAGTTTTTTCGATTACATCGGTATCTACCAATACATCTTCTAAAGCATAGCATCTGTCAAACCCGACTTCGTGGAATTTAGGGTTGAAATATACTGGGCATTTGCTGATTGTAGGTCGAGGAGGAGCGACCTTATTTTTAATAAGTCTAATTGTGACAAGTTTCCCAGCTTTCCTTTCTTTCCCATTTTGTTTAATGGTAACAGACCTTCCTGAATAGAAAGCAGCTCTGATTGAAGCGTAGAACTTAAGTGCTGCACCTCCTGTAGTTGTTGTATTATCTTTTCCAAATCCGACATTCAAAGCAGTTCTTAATTGGTTAATATATATCTGAGATACTCCCAGTTTGTAGAATAATTCACTTCTGATACGGAAGTATTTATAAAGAGCCTTTGCTCTACCTCCCATCTCTGCCTTACCATCAACCATCTTAGCATCTATATTATCAGTACAGTCAGTAGCTGCAATGGAATCGATTACTAAGAGTATCGGTTCATTGTGAGTTAATTGAGAACGTAAATAAATTGCTAAGTCTGCTACTACGTCTGCAATATATTCAATACGGGTATCATTAACAATAGTTACTCTTGCAGGGTCTACTCCATTGATTTCAGCCCATGAATTCATCCAGGATTGTTCAGCATCTACCCATATCACATGACCTCCAAGTTGTTGAGTAGCATAAGCAAAGTTATAAGCCACTAAAGATTTACCAGAGGATTCCTCTCCAGCAATCTCAACGATTTTACCATAAGGAATACCCTTACCGAATAAGTAGTTCAAAGCAAAGAAAGTAGATGGTATATATAAATCGGTATCAGTTACTTCTGAAGCTAATTTAATCATACTCCCATATTTCTTTGCCATCTCATTTGCTGTTGGTACTTTTAAACCAACCTTAGATTTCTTTGCCATAATGTAATGTCTTTAAACTAAAGAAGGTGATAACAGAACGAATCCAATTACCACCTTCGAATGAAACCATATTACTAACCCTTAAATATCCGATTTGTATTTTCTTTTCTTTTTCTTAGGTTCATCATCTTCCATGTAATGGTCTTTGTGAACTCCCTTTTTCTTTTTCTTCTCGGGTTTATCATCCTCATCGTCATCCCCATGGTCTTCATTTAGATACTGTGAAAGCAAATCTTCCAACTCATCATAGGATTTGATTTGAGAACGAACTATTCCCTCAAGGTCAATTGTACCTTGATATTTCTTGTCCAACTTAGTTGGTTTGCAAGCACGAGCAGAATAAGTGGTGTCTAGTTTACCAGACCCTGAACGAATTACCTTGATATCATATCCAGTTTTTGGATCTGTCATATCACCTGCCTCATCTTCATCAAGGTAAAGGTCAATGATATCCTGGTATACTGAGCGAGGAACTAAAACTCCCTTATCTTTGCCTTCGTAATCTACCTTACTACCCTTTTCATCTGAGTAAATGATACCACCGATGACATATCTTCTTCTTGGCACCAAATTCTTGGCAAGTTCCTTGTCATCTTCATCCTTAGAGTTTTTCAATTCTTGATATTTCTCCATGAATGGGCAAGGTTCATCAAAAGTAGCCGGAGATATAACTCCTCCCAAATTGCCACCCAGGTAGAATTGAATAATTTCGATACCCAATTCTTGGTCATCACCGGGAGATTTAATTCTCATTCTCAGAGTTCCTTCTTTTGGATATACTAACCCACTACCATTTCCCTTAGATTCTAGCTGTTTCTTTCTAGCTAGCATCTTTTCTTTTGTAGAAAGTCCCTCTGATGAAACTTTCTTTTTCTTCTTATCTTTTATCATAATGATTAATTTTGATTGTTCGGTTCTGAATAGACTACCTCATTCATACTCAATACGGTAAGAACGTTTTTCTCTAAGATCTTTTGAAGAGCAGGAGATAATTTATCTGTTTCGAATTCAAGTTCTTTACCCGCATACAAACCATAGGTAACTATCCTACCTATGCCCACCAATTCCCGATAGGTTTTATATTCTTCTGTAATCTCCCCACTCTTTACTACAACTCCTTTACGAGGAACTCCCTCTTTTACTTGTTCAGGGATAATCAAACCCGATTTAGTTTGGTTTACCTCCTTTGGAGATAAAATAAGTACCCGGTTTTCTGTAGGGCATCCAGGTAATTCTTGATTAAATTTCTCAGCCACAAGAGGTGAGATAAATGTCATTGAATAATTCATATTCTAATACTGTTTTAAAAGTTAGTAATTATTTATAGTTCAATGGGTTAACCCTTTCTTAGATTCGCATTAATAGTTCTTAATATATTCTCCCGACTCTCATAAGCTTTACATATAGCTATGAACTTATTTGCTTTTTCTACAGCTTTTAAGTATCTCTCATAAATGGAAGAATACTTCTTGTTAAGATTTGCCTTATGAGAAACATATTCGTTATTCCACCTTTCATTGGCATCCTTATAATATACCCAAGCATTGGAATAGGCTTCATCCTTTTCCCTTGCTAGTAAATCTCTTTCCTTTATATACTTATCTCTAAGAGAACAAAGAATATAATAACTAGAAGGAGATTCTCGTAGCTGAGAATTAATGATATTCTCATTGATAGACAATTCTTTTTGAATATCGATTTCTAGGGTCCTACCCTCAAATTTAACCTTTAGTTTTTTTAGCTCCGTCTTCATAAACTTCTAATAGGTTTTTAAAGTCTTCCTTACTAAATTCGCCTTTACTTATAGCATTAGATACTTGAGCAAAAGCCATTTGATAAGCTAAACTCATACCAGGCAATCTAAGAAGAGATTTATAGGGACTAATCTTATCTACTAAAGCTCTTAATCGTAAGTCGCATAAGTTATCAGTTCCCCCTCTATCTAATAATACTAAGAAAGCTGCCCAATAAATATGAGTAGCATCTTCATAAGCAAGTTTCCCATCCTCATCAGTGGCCATTACTTTAAAAGCCATATCCTCTAATGTAGTAAGGTTAGTCTGTAATTGATGTAATTGGGTCTTTACTCTATTGAATAACATTTTTTCTTGTCCACTTACCTTTAAATTCGTAGCATCCAGGTATTTAAACAGATTCTCAATAGAATAACCCAAACATCCTGCAATCATATAGGTAAGGGCAGTTAATTTACTCGCATTTTGATATTCCTCATTTGTTGCCATGGTTTCATAAATTTATTTTATTTATGTGGACATAGTATCCTCTTTCTTCACTTCTGTAGGTGATTTTGGATTTTCTTTATGATTTATCTTAAATTTACAGCTTGGGCATTCTACTACTCGTATAATCTCATAATCCGTAGGAGATTCTAAAAATTCACTACGTATTTCACAAGCATCGTATTCAAATTCGCAATCACATACTGGGCATTTAGCTCGCCATATCGTGGGTCCGTTCAAAATCTTTTTCATTTTCTTAGTTTTATGTTATTATACCGTAATATTTTATACAATACACCAACTGAGATACCAAATTCTTCTAGTATATCCTTTCTTGGTATACCTTCTATGTACCTAGAAATTAATAATTCTACATTTACCTTACGTTCTCGTTCTTTGCCAACAAAATAGAACCTTTTATCTCCTATACATTGACCCATGTTCATCTTAGCAGTTCCCCAATATAGATTACTTACTCTATTATTTTCAGGGTCATTATCTTTATGGCATACTTGAGGATAATGGTTTGGGTTAGGTATATAAGTGGAAGCCACTAACCTATGCCTATAGAAATTCTTCCGTTTACCATCATCTCCTACTAAAGAGTTAGATAAATAACCATTATCTTTCATAGCAGGTTTTACCAATCTCCAATTACCAGTAAATTTCGAATATAACTTCCCAGTACGGGATATGTAGTAATTACTAAATCCTGGTATATTACCCTTTTCTCGATTCTTCATATTCTCGTTGATATTTATGGATTTCCTTTTTATATAGTTCCATAAATACCTCGGGGGAAGCTGCACTAAAATTACCAATCTTATGGGTTTTAAACTTATGATATTCTTCCATGTACTCTTCTACTGAAAAGTCTGGTTTTAACATTCTAGTATAATCATAGCCTGGCATAAACGGTAATTCTTCTGCCATAGACCTACCTATTGTAAAATCCATTGATAGAGTTACATCATCAACTTGGAAACCAAAGTATTTCTTAGTACTTGGGTTACGTAGTATATTCCAAATTGTATATACTGTCCATGTATTTATATCCTTTGGTTTAGAATACATATATACAGCATCATGAACTGTACAAGCTTCTTTCATCATGGGTAATTTACCTTGTCTCATTAACCAATAAACAAGGATAGCTCCAAAATTAGTCATATTTGCTGCAGCACCTTGACATGGGAAATTAAGTCCCAAACGGATGGCATAAGCAACTTCTTGTTTATCATTTGAGTATATTTGTGGTAATCTTCTCTTAGTACCAAATAACTGAGTATAATACCCATGCTTACGAAGGAATTTCTCTTGCTTCTCTTTGAACTTAAGTATCTTGGGATGTTTCTCAAAGAACTCTGCCATTTCTTTATGGGCTTCTTCTTTAGTAACTATAATACCAGCTTTTGGGTCGGATAGTTTTACTGCAAGTAAAGCTTCCCCAATACCATAAATCAAACCGAATGCAATTTGCTTAGCTTGTTTTCTTCTAGTCTTCCATAGTTTATGGTCTGGATGATTTTCATCTTCATATATCCTAGATGCTTCTTCAATTGATACCCCATATTTTGCTGCTGCTATACCCAAGTGAGGGTCAGCCCCCTTTGCAAAAGCATCAAGATAAGTTTCATCACCTGATAAGTGTGCCATCATTCTTAACTCTGCTTGAGAGTAGTCAAATGCCATATATAAATATCCAGGAGGGGCAATCAATTGTTTCTTGATATTTGGGTCTACTGACGTCTTTGGTATCTGCTGCATATTTGGGTCTGCAGAACTAAATCTATTAGAATCTGTACCGTGTATATTATACCTACCATGTAATCGGGAATCATCTTGTACTTTTTCCCACCATCCATAAATATAGGTCTTATACATTTTCTCTAACCCTCTAAGTTCTAATAACTTATCAAGGAATATTGCTTTTGGTGATTCTGGGTTTTCTACCTTTAGCCTAAGATTAGTTAAAGTTTCCTCATCAGTACTTGGTTTACCAGATTCATTATCCTTAATTACATCGAAATGAAAACCATCTTCTGAATACATCAATGCAGGTAAATCAACTGGACTACCAAGGTTAATGGGTCTTATCAAATCCTGTTCTTTTTTAGTTGTGAATATACCTGCTTTGATATTTGAAATTTTCTGTTCCCTTGATGCAATCTTCCGTTTATCCTTTGGGTCGTTATAATCTAACTCTTCAAGTTCTGATTCGATAGATTGAATATACTTATCAATCTTTTCTTGGTTATACTTCTTTTCGAATTTCTTTACTCTTGGCAAAGCATATATTGCGTCTCTAGCAGCATCTATTTTTGGCTTATATTCTTCTAAAAGTTTTTTATTGAACTCAGTATCTAGATATAAACCTTCTTTCTCTACCGAAGTAAGTACTCGTGAATTACACATAAATAAATTACGGAATACCGAATACATACCCAAGTCAACCAACTTCTTTTCAAAAAATATCATTAACCTAAGAGTATAATCCGTATCTTGACAACCGTAATGACAGAGTGGATCCAATTCCTTTTTATCCCATGGTATCTTATCAAAGGCATCTTGCTTTTCATAATTACCATACTCTGGTAAATATCTTCTTACCATTGACTTTAAGTCATGAGGTTTTTCCTCGTTGAGAACATATTTAGCAAGCATCCCATCTAAACATGTACCTCTGTAGAATATCTGATACTTCTGATTTATCTGATCATCAAATTTCCAGTTCCATGCAACCTTAGTTATCTCATAATTCTCGATTACCTCTTCCCCAAATTTCCTTAACATCTTCTTCCAGTTCCACCCAGGTGAAGTATATTCTTTTGTTTGGAAATGGTCTAAGGGAATAGAAGCACCAAATCCTGGCATCCAAGATACTGAAAGTATGGTTGGCTTAAAACTTTTGTTGTATATTGGTTCTGCATTTGTTTCATAGTCACAGCAAGCATAACCAGTAGCTTTACAACAAGCAATAAGTTTTTTAAGCTCTTTCTTGTTTTTTATTATTGTATACCGTGTCTCCATATTTTAAAATAGAAAAAGGGACATACCTACCAGTAGTAGATACATCCCTCATTATTAATACTTCTCTTGTAAATCTTCCAGATTGGATGATAATGCTAACCAATCCTTCTTATAAGCATGAAGAGAATCAATAGTATGATACAGATAACCGGGTTTAACCCCAACCTCTTTAGCTACGTATTCCATAAGTTTCCATGCAAGGTATATATCATTACCAAAGTGAGTAATAAAATCCGAACTTCTTTGGTGATAGCAAATATGTAATACCTTCTCCCCCTTACCATTCTGACGAATAAGAAAATCATAATACATAGAGCAAGGAATACGTTGTCTACCACCATAGTATAAGGTATCATCATGATCAAATATTGGTATAATTGCTTTTCTTGTATCTGGGTCTCTCTTTAAAAGACGAACTAAATCTTTTATTAATACTTCACCCATTCTCTCATTGTATGTGTAATCGAACATACCCTTTTCATCAAGGAATTGTTCCCATAAATCTTTTCTTAATTTCCAAGCTTCTCCTGGATTTATATCATTAGGGGATATTCTTTCTTGGAACTCTGCATCTGCCCATTCTCTTGAATGAGAGAATACGAATAACCATACCGGGTCTCCCAATGAAGTTAAGCAATATTGTTGGCAAATGAGTTCTTTAGTAATAAAATTCTCATTACCTTCAATGACTTTATTTTGATAGGTCTTTGGTTTTACAAGTTGACCATAACTGTTGAGTTCTCTACCCATTTCGGACATTAACTCAAAACTGTTAGAATATATCCTCATATTATATAAATATTTAACTGTATGACATTGTAGAATTAACCCAGGTCATATGCCAGTAGCGATACAAAATTATCAAAATCCTCTACCTCTTTCATTAACAAGGGTATATCTGGTTCTGCACCGTTCTTTTTAATCTCTAAAACTTGGTAATAAAATTTGTTTACTAATCCTATCCGCTTCTGATTTAAAAATTCCTTAGCTTCCATTGTTCTTTTGTTTTAAAAGTTTCTTTTTATAGGCTTTACGTTGAGAGTAAGAGATTACATTCTCCGGGTATTCTATATCCTCATACTCGAGAAGTAATTCTTTTGCTTTCATTGATTTATATGTTTCCTCATATAAATCGGGTCGAAGCACTTTAAAACTTCTAAAGAATACCTTGAATGAAGAGAATTCCTTCTCTGTACCCTTTTGGAATTTCTTCCATATCTCTTTTATTCTCTTATTCCATGAATTCTCTTCTGCCCCCTTAAGTACCTTCTTCAAAGGTTTATGGGTATGATACATTAGAAGTGTCTCCACATTTCCGTACATTTGAGTCGCAAATAGGTTGATTTGTACTGACTGATCCGGCCCATATACGTACTCTGACATTCGTTGAATTAATAGGAAATCGAATATTAACCTCTTGGTAATCTCCGAAGCCCGAACTACCATTGTAATAACTGGGATGTCCTCCCCGAATCGTTTTGAAAAAGTCGCTGCTATTAGACATTGCTTTCCGTTATCATGATGATTGTTAAACATATAGGTTATATTGTAATTCTGATTGTACTTATTTCTCAGTACTCTCAGTTTACTACGCAACAAGTCAAGCTTATTAAAGTCTATGTAGTTATTCAATAAGCTAGTCCACTTAGTTTCTTTATAATTGAAACATCTCCCATAATCAAATTCTGGGTCTACCCAGGCATTGCGTATCTTTATGAATACGTTATACACTACTGCTACCCCACTATTGGCAATAGCCCCCTTTGCAAATAAAGCAGGCTCTAATCTTAGGAATCCCTCATTGAGTTTTTCCCATGCTTCTTGTGAGGTAGCAAATTCTAACGAATGGAGGGACTCCTCCGGATTAAGTTGAAGTCCCTCTAATTTATGGTTCCATCCTGACATGTTAATAATTAGTTTGTTGCCTCCATCTATTGAGACGCTGTTTTTTAAAGAATAAACTGAATAACCCTTGGTCTGTGAACCCATTCAATGCAAGGAATCCCATATATAGGTAGAAAGCTTTTACCAGTGATTCCTGGAAGTCTATCTCTTTAGTCATTACTTGGGTTTGTTTCCAAGGTCTAGACTTAAGGAAATTCCTTGCCTTGTTCAATTCATATATCACTTCCCATAAGTATAACTTCTCTGCCTCATGTGATAATTCATTCATCTTATGAAAACCAGGGATGTAAGAGATGATTTGTTCCCATTTACCATCTTCATCAAAAAAATCCTCTTCACAAATAATATCGAATTTCAATAAATTCTGGTAGTCGGGATATTTTACCACTAACTCTTTAACACCCATAGCCATCACATCAAATAAGTTCTTTGCCTTATTATAGTTAAGAATATCTTCAGGAAGTATATTTGAATATACTAGAAGAGTAAAGAAAAAGCCTAAAGCATCTGCTTGTTCTTCATTTGCATTAGCAAGAGAATTCAATATCAATTGACATTCATTTTCATTGAACATCTCGATATTCCAACCATTCTTCTGACATAATTCAAATACTTCTTCGGTAGATTCAAACCCCTCGGTGAGTTCTTCTATTACTCTTCCTATAAAGTCTTTGAGTATAACTTGGTTCTTTGCATTATTGATATCAAATGGGTAATCAGGTAACTGCTCTATTTGCCTATATCCCTGCAATTGTTCTAACCCCAATTCATACATCTTTAATAGTACCCCATTAGTTTCTACTTTAGGTACTGGTTCACTTATATTTCTTATGTCCAAAATGTTAACTTTTATAATGTTTACCATTAAGATAATTACCAACAGTAGCATTACTAACCTTCAACCTTTTAGCTATGTACTTGTTAGTATTACCTTTTAATTTCAATCTCTCTAATCTTCGAATACTACGTACTGTTAATGAAGTATGAGGAGCAAATAGACCTCTTCTACTTACTCCATACATAGGATTATTTATACCTTTTAATTTCAACCTACCCTTATTAATGGCATCATATACATTATCTTTTTGAGTACCCCATTTAAGGTTCTCTAAACGATTATTCAAAGGGTTGTCATCTAAGTGCATTACTACTGGTAAATTATTCGGATTAGGTATATAGGCTTCTGCTACTAATCTATGTATTTTTACATTCTTAGATACCTTATTATTTCTAAGTTTAGTACGTTCGTATCCTTTATGGAAGAAAGTCTTTACTGGATGTCCCTTATTATAAAGCTTACCCTCCCGAGTAATATGATATCCTGGGAATCCTAATATATTATCTTCCACTATTTTATGTTTTGAGATGAACCAAATCCCTTATCTCCTCTACTTCCCCACATTTGAGACTCAGTATAGAATTCTTCTTGTTGAATCTCTTCTGGCTCTGTGATGTAGATGGGAACATGTATGAACTGTACAAGCTTCTTGCCACATTCGATAACTTGTACTTCTTGAGAAGTGTTATATACTCCTATATGTATCTCACCAACATAAGGAGAATCTACTATCTCGGCAGTAAAAATCAAACCTTGCTTAGTAGCTATACCAGATTTATTGGCTACCATTAACATAGAGGCAGGTGGTTCAAGCAATCCCATGATACCAGAGGGGATAAGTATACGATGTCCAGGTTTTAAAGCTATATGCCTTACAAAGGCTTCACCAAAAGGAACATCTAAATCATAACCTTCGGAGTCGAATTCATTTTTAGAATGAATATGCTCTGGGTATAAATCAGTTGGTACATAAAAATCTAACCCAGCATCATTGGGGTTTGCTCTGTTTGGAGATATTACCTCCCTTACTTTGATAAATCTGAATCTGTTCATAATATATTACATTTATGTAAAAGTTGTCCAAAGGTTAATTTCTCGGGTCTGGAAACATGTACTCCCAATGAATTACACATTCTTAATACATCAGTAGAACCTTCCATACACAAACTAGCAAGTATATCGCTTTGCTTTACTAAATAATTGGGGTTGTTAAAGTATACTTTAAACATAGCCCATATCATGTCAATTTTTCTCATTGCATTCTTTATAAAGTTCTCTAATACGTTTCTTAGGTACTTCGAATTTCTCAACTGTTTTGGTAATAATTTCTTTTCTGTCTTTCCCTTTCCGAATCAAGCCTCGGATGTATTTCTTGATACCAACCGTGTCTTCTAATACATCCAAATCTTTGTATTGATTCTTCTGTTCTAATTCTTTCCTTGTAATGTTCAAGTTCTGGGACATCTTGAATGCACATAGTTCTGAGTCTCCACATAATTTACATTCTTTGGTTGATAAATCATATCCAATACCAAAGCATGGATCTCCGTTAGTACCCAATTGACTAACATCTATTGGTGTAAGTACATCATGTTTTGATAAATCAGGAAGTTGTTTCTTTTTCTTTGCCATCTCATTTTTCTTTATAAATGTATATGTTAGTAATATCATCTAGGGTTACATATGAATAACCAATGTTATTAATAAATAGTTCCCTGAGTTTAGATAATTCTGGGCAAGATTCTGGGTCAGTAGTATCTTGTTGTAATTTGATCTCTAATCCAGATCCCCAATATAAACTAAATGAATGGGTATAAACATCCGGGGTATATCTCCAGTGTTTAATATGGGTTACCCATGCCAAATCCCTGCAATTGAATACATGTTTGGGATTACTGGCAGGTGGGTTCATCCAATTTAATATTCGGTCTATCAGTTTCATTATTCTTTATTGTTATTTGGTTTCCTTAATAATATCCAGCAGTAGATACCTGATGCGGATATTTGTATTATTCTATATCCTTCCGATTGTAATTGTATTAATCGTTCATCAGTATCTTCCCTGATACATATAATTTTATCTTTATTCATAATGCCCGTATGCTTATTAGGATGTAATTATTTCCTCCTACGGAGAAAAGTAATTACTCATAGTACTTCTAGTTAACTCTGAATAAGGCCTCATATTTATTCAATATCCTATTTATACAGGTTCTATTGACTTTAAAACGTTTCCCAATTCTACTAGATGACCATCCTAAAGATTTTAATCTTATAACCCTTCTATGAGCCCTTATAGAAACTTTACGATAATCACGTTTATCTAATCTCATCTGAGACATATTCTCAGCTTGTGTACCCCAATATAAATTATCTACATGATTATTTAATGGGTTATTATCTTTGTGACATACACAAGGTTTATTCTCTGGGTTAGGTATATAAGCTAAAGCTACTAACCTATGTACCTTAGCTAATCTCCTAATACCTAATTTTGGATTTCTTAAAGTAACGTATGGCCTTCCGTCATGTTTGGTATATTTAGTTTTTAACAAATGATAATCCTTTAGATAACCGTGTCGATTATTCTTTCGGGAATATACTTTACCATCAACAGTTACATAGTAACCTGGGAAATCTGATATATTATCTTTCATAACTTATGTTTAGGACGTTTTACTAAAATTACTTTTAATTTCTCTACTTGATAATACCTTTTTCTAGCTCTAGCATGTCTAGATAAGTAATTACCTGGATACATTAAATCATCTACATAAGCTTTCTTTTTAGAAGAGTCGGTTCGAACTAATCTACCTAAGAATTGGATAGTTTTCTCGTTAGATAACATACTTGCAGTGTTTAATAAATACCTAAGCTTAGGAAAGTTTTTACCTCGAGCAATGATTGTAGTTGATACCAGGATATCTATTTTACCTTCTCTAAAATCCTTCATTATTTGTTGTCTTAATTTAGTGGGAGTATTAACATGCACATAGGCAATATTATAGGCATCACCCAGTCTATTTTTAAAGAACTTATATAGATTTTCACAATGTGCAATATGCTTGCATACTACGAGAGCAGGGTATCTGCCTTGATTAAGGTTCCACCTTAATCTATCCCAAGCCATAGTCCAAGCAGTATTATTATCAGTAATAGAATCATCGTATATTTCCTTATAGGAAATACAATCTGATTCCCAATTACCATACCAGGGTTTACCAGGTACCATCTTTACAACGGTTTTTGTTGAGTAACCCTTTTTGATAGAATCCTTGAGTTTGAACTCAGCAAGTACTTTACCAAAGAAACATTCTAAGTTCATATTCTTAACCCTATCCTTAGCAAGCTTACTCATATAAATCGTACCAGATAATCCTATACGAATTCTGGTATTAAATAACCGAGTGATTACATTCTGATATTGCTTACTACCTCCTTGGTCAGCCTCATCTATAAGTACCATATCTATTTGAGATAATTCCTTTTGATAGAATCTCATATTTCTCGAAATAGATTGAACCATACCTATAGTAAAGTTACTCCAGTTTAAAACCTTGCCTTGAACAAAAGTGATATCTTCTCCGGGAAGATATTGCTTAAATTCTTCTCTAGCTTGATTTAACCAATCCGAATCATTAGTTATTAGCAAAGTCTTTAACTGCTTCTTATAGGATAAATATAAAGACGACATGATAAGTGTTTTACCTGCATTAACAGTGTAATCTAATACGCCAATATGAAAAGGTGTATTCCCTATCTTATTATTGATAACTGCCTTAACAGCTTTCTCTTGCTCTGGTCTTAATTTATATTTGCCTATATTCGTAACTACTTTACTGACTTTAGGTAAAGGTTGTCTCATATCTACAACTTTAGGTTTAATCCCCATCTCAATACACATATCGTATACTTTGGGAAGTAAACCTATTTTAAATTGCCCAGTCTTGGTGATGTAATGAATCTTACCGTCCCAATTCTGCATACCTCTTTGCCTTGTACGTAAGTAGAAAGCATTCGGATGTCGAATGGCAAACTCATTATAAAGTTTCTGTGCGAACTTAAGAGGTAAGTCTAAACTACAAACATTACCGTTTTCTATCAATATTTTCATCTCTATAAGATTTTTTATTAATAACTCTTCCTATTGTACATACTGATACGCCTAATCTTTTAGCTATGTCCTTATAATATAGGCCTTTAGCCTTTAACTTAAATATAAGGATTAAATCTTTCTTAGATAACTTAGCTCTAGAAGCTTTACAAGAAGACCCTCTTAATTTACCATTTTTTCTAGCATCCTCTACTCTGTTTCCGAAAAATTGTAAACCTTTCATATCATTTTCTTATTTTATCCCAAAGACTCCCCTCTACTTGAGGCTCGTCTAAGGTTCGTTTATCTTTATTTTTATATAAGTATTTATTATATCTTTCGATAGCCTTATCATTATACATCTGACTTGGTTCTGGTAATCCATTACACCAAGCAAGAGCTTCGAACTGGGCATCCAAAAATTGAAATACATTCCAATCCTTTTCATCCATTAGATTATGAATCCTAAGAAAGTGAACATATTTCTCTGGCTGATGTTCATAAGATTCATAAATACCAGTAACACTAGCAACTCTTTTTATGAATTCATCATGGATGTCTTTGGTAAAGCCTGGGTCCTTATCCCCCTTGAGTTCTAATTCGGCCTCTACCTGATTAGTAATGTTCTCCTGCATGGATAATAACCTTTGCATAACATTACGATAATCAGTCATTCTCTTTAACCCAGTCTCAATGTATTTAATAAAACCTTCCCGGGTATCAAATTTAAAATCTTCACAAAAGGTATTACATACTTCTGCAAGCTTTTTACAATTTGCCCATTCTCGGGAATTACTCTCATTTATTTTACGAACTCCCCTATGCTTTAACTTTATACGAGTTGCGTATAAAATATCAGCAACAAGGGCAGCATCCCCCTTAGATGCTAGTAAAATGTTATTAACTCGCTTAGTATTCTTATTATTAGAAACTAAGACTGCTCTATGATTTATTGCCTCCTTTCGAGCAATAACAAAAAAAGCCTCAACTGGGAAGTTATCTACCTCTAGGGTATTTAATATTTCCTCAAACTGAGACTTAGTTATATGGATAGATGGTTCACGCATAAATATATTATTTTATAATATAATAGGAACTCCCTATTTCGATGAGTTTCTGATTGATATCAATTCTTGATAACTTTGATACCGAGTAGCATATACTAGCTTAAGTGTTTGTTTCTTCCCCAAATCATTTACATCAAAACCCTCTGGAAGAAATACTACCTTGACTTTTTTATAAGCTACTAATTTAAGTGCGAGATTAACAGCATAAGACCTGGCATCGGGGTCTAAAAGGATAATATATCTTTGGCATTGGGATTTAAGTAGTTCATTGACTTGGTACTGACTAATAGCTTTGCCCATTGTGGCAATTGCTCTATCCCCAATTGTGAGAGCATTAAGTGCTCCTTCGCAAATGAATACCGACCGATACATCTCCAATGCGTCATGATTAAAGATGATAAACTGTTTTCCCAAACCGGTGATGTCTTTGTCTGGGTTATTATACCTGGGTCCTTTTCCGATAACATTTCGAGCATTGTAATACCTAAGTTGTCCTCGATAATAAAACGGGATGATAAGGTACCCATATGTCGTACCCATTGTTCCATATCCGATACCGTATCTTGAAAACTTCTCGAGATTAAAGCCGCGTTTCTTGACATACCCTCGAATGCTTTTTGCAAGTTGGCTGTCTCCAAGCGAAATATTTCTAAATCCATCTGGGAGATATACGGGCTTACTTTCGGCAAGTTCGATTTTCTCTTCCTTAAACTGTAGTTCATCAAATTGTCCATTGTTCAAAAAATTAATTAGTTCATGGTACTCAGTAAATCCTTCTATGTCCATTATTAGTTGAGCAGGAGAAGGATGGGCATTACATCTAAAACAATTGGTTCTATACATAGAAAGGTTAACTCCCAACTTATGTTCTCTCCCACAATAGGGGCAAGTTGGTATACGCATCCAGCCATGTCGATATTCAAAAGCTCCAAGTCTTTTAATGAAATAAGTTTTGAGCTTAGACTTAAACTGATTTGTTATTTTCATAAACTTCTATTTAAGTAGTGACTAATACTAGCTTTACTTTTCTTTTAGGGTAGTATCTATATAACCTACTTCTCTTAGAAATATAATAATCTGGCCACCCTACTATATTAGAGATTAACTTTCTTTTAGATATCACCTGATTTCTTCTCATACTTTTCTTTATTTGCAGAGGGATTATCTTTAGAACTCTTCATCATAGAATCTAATACTCCAGAATACACTTCATCATATTGTTTACGTTGTTCCCTTGTAAATTCCGTACATCTTTGCCTTTCGACATCGCATTTGAATAATGCTCTACCGGAAGGAAGACCATCCCTTTGTACTACTATCTCAGCTCGAAGGATATTATCTTTCTCTTCTTGCTCAGTAGAGTTAAGACCCATGATAACCTGGGCATTACGAACAATGGCAATTGAACCAGAGATATCATTCTCATCATACCGAGTAAGCCTATGCTTTTTACCTTCACGAGTAATGTGATGAGCAGTCCATATAATATCTAAATGTAATTCCTCGGCTAAGTTCTGAAGGTCTACGTATACATTAGATATCCTTTCGAAATCTTCTCTATCACCCGCTATTGATGCAAGTTTACCAGCGTAGTCAACCATAAGAACTTTAATATCAATCCCTTGATTACGAAGCTGAATTATCTTCTCTCTTATATAAGTGGTATTAGTAATCATCGCTGGTACACGCTCAACTACTAATTCAACTCCAAACCTTGCAAGTTTCCTTAAATGCTTTGCCTCAAGTTTATCATACTCACCAGAGTATAATTCTTTCTTAGTTTTATTGATACTGGATTGAATAAAACGGTCCATGATTTGTTCTTGGCCATTTTCTGTATCAATATATAATACTGACTTCTTCATTCTGAGATAACCTCTTGCAAGGTTTACCATAAAGAAGGTTTTCTTTGCCTTGGGTTTATCTAGTATCACATTAACAGAATGCTCTGGATAACCTCCTGCATTAGTTAGTTCATTCAACTGCCTAAATGGGCAAGGTATAACTGAAGGTTCTGATTGTCTTCTAAACTGTCTCTCGGTAATATCCCGAATCATATATAAAGGTTCATCTTCTTTCTTAGGTTTACTTTTCTGAAGTACCTTTTCAATCTTCCTCGAATACTCTTCGTATTGTTCGAAGTTATCCAAATCGAAGGAATCATTTAAGTTCTTCATCTCAACATAAGTAGAGAACTGATATATCTTTTCTTTTATGTAATCAGAATCCGATAGGGGTATATGATAGAGATTACTTATTAGTTTATTGATATTGGGTATATCATCTTTAGTTACCAAATCCACATAGGTTTTAGATTCTAGTAACTCTTTTAATACTTCCTTTAAGATATTCTCGGAGGGCATTCTGCCTTGCTTCTTAAAATATTTTGATATACCCTCGAAGATAAGGGAGTGTTCTATGAGAACCAGGTAATTAGATTTAATCCTTTTTAGGACTAAGCCTCCTTCCTTATCTCTTAAAACAAACCGGAGTATCTCTAACTGAAAATCCGGAGTGAAACTGAATTTGATTTTGTCTTTAAACTTCTTCATATCTATATTGCAATATTATATAAACTAATAGATTTTGATAGTACCGAGATAGTTCTGAGCATGTTGACATCTATCTAGAAACTACTAATCCACTACCTTAAGCTCCAGATTATTTAATATTATTATTTTATATAAGAAAAAATACTTATATTTGCATAACGAATATTTAAAAACATGGGAAAAAGTAAAGGAAATAATGGCTCAGAGCTTCATAGATTAAAACCTATGCAGGAATATGATGAAGCTACATTCAACAGACTTTATAAAGTCTGTAAGCCAGTAATCAGAAATCTTACCCGTCAGATTGATTATAAACGGTTTAATCTTACACCGGATATTATCCAATCTTATTTCTGGGATAAGATGTTATTTGTTTTCAACAAATACTATGGTGAATGTACTGAAGAACATCTTAAAGCAAGAATCCTTGCATCACTTAGTACATTCAAAAATAAATTGCTTCGTTCTGCATACGGAGAACAGGCGGAGTATAATCAAAGCCTCTTTAAACTCGATGACTTATTCGACAATGACAAAGAATTAGAGGATGATACCGAAGAAGAGAAAGCTAAATCAGAAATGCTTGATATGATGTATACTTATATGAAGGATAAGCTTTCTCCAGATGCCTATCTTTTGTTTGAGGTATTAATTACTCCTCCCCCTTTTATCAAGGAAAGGCTTAAAAATAGTACTCGAATAACTAATATAATGCTTATCGAATTTTTCGAAATGCCTAAGACTAATGAATCTATGAGATATATATCAGAACTTAGACAAGATATACAATATTGGGAAGACCGAGCTAAAGAAGAACTTAAGTATTAACACAAAAGAAAAGGGGCGTTTCCCAACGTCCCTCTCCCAATTAATTTTACTACGCAAAACACAGATTGTAAACAAATGTTTACTCTTAAACAATACAAATAATACACATGAGTTTTAAATACTACTAAATAACTAATAACAACTTTATGATGATATTTTTTGGATATATCGTAATGTAATAGTCGGTGGCAATTTCTCAATATCCAAAGTTTCTACCGAAGTTTCTTGTAAGAAAGATTCCCCTAATAGGTTCCAGCTTACTACGATAGCACCATCTTGAATACCCTTGGTAGGAGTTCCTCTACCGAAATCTCCATTCAATCCCGTCTCCCTATTAAAGAAAGATTGAGGACGAACGTTCAACCAGTTATTGGCATCATCTTGTTTACCTCTAGATACACCAAGAGCATGCCTATGCTTAGGAAGGTCATCGCCTTTAATTGAGATTAGGAAGTTGCCTTTAGTTGGAGTATAGTAATCTCCGACATTCTGTAGCATTACTTCATCTCCAATCTGAACTCCTCCAGCTTGGTAACCAATAACTATTCTACCAGCTGCCTTAGTATATTCTGCCCAGCCCTCCGGTATTACATCGGTTTCCCAAAGGATGATAGAACCTATTGGTAAGTTAGCAGTACTCAGAGATTCAGAGAATTCTTTTCTGATAGCCTCAATTTGACTATCAATGTATTGCTTGATATTTAACTTAGTACCCGATTCATCTACTACTGGAAAGCCTGAATTTATCTGTTCTACTCTTTTCACTGATTCCTTCATCATACTCTGGGCAGCAGTAGTATAGGGGATTTCTTGGAACTTACCTTGATAAGGTACAATAGCAAAGTTCTCATTTCGTTTGGTCATTGCATCAGTACCCTTACCATATACTCCGATAAGAACAACGGAAGTTTTATTATTAGAGTAATAAGGGCAAGCACTCTCTGCCATCTCTAGAAGATTGCTATAGGTCATATCGTAATTAGAATATACATCATTATTAATGATATCCGGTGTACGATTCTCTTCGGCAATCGGATAATAAATATCCAGAGACTTTTTAAACAAGGTGTAGAAGCTTTCGGAAGATTCATTCCAATAAGCTACGAAGTCTACTGGATTATCTACTGGTTCAGAAATAGTAGTATGTACTGCAAAGAGTAATACTTCTTCTGTTGAACCTTGGGTACCTTGGATGTTCTCAATAGTAATCGTTTGTTCATCGGATATAAATACATACCCATCTCTTGAAATACACCCAAAGTTCACGTCTGGCAATTCTCCATCTTCTGAAGCCTTTGCCATATACCTTGCCATAATCCTATCCTTGATTACATTGGCATACTTACTTCCAGCAACTCCCCGAGGAGATACCACTAACTTGTTACCATTTATGGTAGCTGAGCCAAATCCACAGAATGGTCCTAAACCAGAAGGAGCAGCAATTGCTTCTGCTGCTTCCTTTGATTTAATAATACCTTCATACTTAAAGTACGTCTTCATTGTCCTTAGTATTTTTAAATTGATTTTTCTGTTCTGACATATCTTTAAATGCTTCACCTACATCCTTGAACTTGAAGGTTAACAATTTAAAGAGTATTCTCCATATACTGTACCGTTTCTTAATACCATGTATTTCACAGATGTGTCCATATATACTATCTACTTCGAAACAGTAGCATATTACCATAACCGTTATTGATACCACTATTGGGTTCATCCCATAGGGTTCCCCAATAGCTTTACCAAGTACAGCACCAAGTAGAACATAACAGATATAATCTACTATTTTGTTTAGAGTTCTTCTTCCAGCTCTAGATTTTCGAATTTCGATTTTCTGTAACCTACTTGCCGATAACCCAAACCATAAATCTGATAGGATTAGAATTATTGCAAGAATTATCATCCATCTCAAATCATACAAGATTTGTGTACACTCTCCCAATATACCCACAGTGAATGCCTTGAATAAAGACTGAGCTGTAGTCTCTGTTATTCTATCGATTGTTGAATTTATCATTGTTCTACTATTTGCCAAGATTGATTACTGTAAGTTGTAATGGTAAATGTTTTCTCTGAGAGGTCATCATGTTCCCATTCTAACTTTTGAGGACTAACGCTTAAGAGGTCTGCATCTACTACAGTGAACTTAGTTCTCTTTGAAGTATCTACGACAGATTCAAAGATATATTCACCAGCTTGTGCAGTTACAAATTCATAACCAGCACCACCTGCGTCATAAGTATTTACTCTACCAACTTCCCTTATTCGACTATCGAAGTCAGTTTTATTAGAAGTACACTTGATTAAAGTAAATACTTGTTTAACATTCCCCTTTAATTCTGCATAAGTGGGAGTACAAGAAATCTCGATGATTGTAGGATAATCTTCCAATATTACTTGGCATCTTAAAGAAGAACCATCATCCGCTACAAAGGTATAAGTCCCAGCCTTGGTAAGAACAATTTCCTCACCAAGGTTATAGGTTTCCTCGTTCTCATCACAGGTAGCAGTACCACTTACATTGATCCCATTTTTCATTTCCTCAAGATGGAACTTACAAGCAGACTTCTCATCCAGTAATTGGTATACTGCATAAGTATCATCTATCTGGTCTTCTGGTAATGCCCAGTTGGGTTCTTTCCAATGACTGTCTGTAGCATCCGAAGGTACTATCTTTAATTTATTCTGATATACTACTGGAGAATTATTAACTACCAAAATAGTCTTAGCAGTAGGGTAAGCTACAGACTGGAAGGTATAAGTCCCTGCCCTATTTGCAGTATATACATAACCATTCTGAGCATTAAAGGTTTCCCCAGTTTCAATTACCCTTACTCTGTAATCATCTCCATTACCAGAAATACGTTGTATCTTTACTGTAGCTTTTGCAGAGCCATCGAATAATGTGACTGTTGGTGGGCTAACCGTAATTCTATATACTGCAGTCTTACCAGATACTACTTCGAATATACCTACACCTTCATCGGTTTCCCTTTTATCCAGTGTACATTTAAACTTATAAGTACCATAACCATTAGCAGTAAACTTATCACCGTTCTTAAACAACTTAGTATCACCAATTAGCCTACAATATAGTTCACCAGTAAATGATTCTGGGTAATTCGATTCGATGGTAAGAGTGGTAGTAGCATCCTTGATACTTTGCTTATCCCTAACTCTAAATTCAGAAGGTGTACATCTTACCTTATATGTAACCTCTTCTCGAGTTACGACAAAAGAAGTTTGCTTCACTGGGAACTCTACTACCTCGAATATATAGGTACCTGGTTCGGAAAACTCCCAAGTTGAACCAGAGACTTTCACTATATCAGTACCAGATAATCGTACATTACAAATTTTCACTGTACCCTTATAAGATACGTTTGCCCTTACTACTGTACTTACTTTTAGGTTAGTAGGAGTTATCTTTCCAGTAATGGGGTCGCAAGTAATAGAGTATACTCGATTATAGGATTCTTGATTAACAGTGATTTGAGTTACCTTAGTAGGGTCTCCCACACTTCTAAAATAATAAGTACCTGCTCTGGGTATATTAAAAATGGAACCACTTTCGTGTTTAGTGTAACCCCAATTTATATTATCACTGGATATCTGATATCTTAGGTCGGCATTTATCCAATCTGAAGTTACAGTTACCTTTACCGGTACTTCATATACCTCTGAAGTAATAAGATTGGGTTGGTCCGGATTTACTAACTCAGCTTTAATTGTATACCCATCATTTACGGTAAACCCATATTGAATATCGAAAGATACATGATAGGGTATGAATCTTTTAAAGAAAGCCTCTACGGCTTCTCTAAATTTTCTGAAAGCTGCCGAGTTCGAAGTATATCCATGACCGGTAAGTCTAAAGGTTACCGGTATACATTGAGAACAATCGAAAGTATTATCATAGGTATACTTATCGTCATAATGGTAATACTGGTCAAAGTGCGGATTACCTTTTACCCAACCATCATAACTATCAGCCTTTGCAGGGTCAGTTACTACGCAGGTTAACCCATACAGCCTCATCATTATTTCGAAGAACTCAGAGGTACCTCTTATTTTAAAAAGAGATATCGAATACTTCAGGATGTTTCTTACTTGAGTACTGGTTAAAGTAAAGGGTCCCTCCTTTGGTATTATCCAAAGCTTAGATAACTCTTGGAGTTTAGCATCGGAGTAGAACCCATTAAAGTACTCTGCCCATTTCTGTGCATCTATAGTGTTCCCATAAGCAAAGGGCATTTCTCCGAGGAATTGCCAAAGGAAATTGAGATACATATCCGGAGCCTTATCTATATCAATAATATCCAGAATGTTCTCAATGTCCTTCGTAATATAATCTTCAAAATGCTCTCCACAAATTTCTAGAAACCTTTCTAAGATGCCCTTACCATTTACCTTATAAGTGTCTTGGTCCTTATACTCGAATGGTAAAAAATCGATTAGATTTTTAAGGTTCACCATTATACTATTTCGTTTACTGTTAATGTTAACTGTGAAGCATTTTCGAATACCGGTAAGTTAAAACCGGGGTCTTCATAATCATGGTTAGGTTCTGATACCGTAATAGAATACCGATAGCCCGATTGATAGCTGTTGTTCTGAATGTCCAAAGAGAAATCAAAACCATTAGCTTTATCGATAATCTGGATAGAGCTACCAACTGAGCCGGTAGTTACATAACCATTTAATACCGAACGTACTGTAAAGGTAGTTGAGGAATTGAAGGTTATGTAGTAGGTCATAGAACCCTTTGCCTTGTTTAATTTAAACTGGCCCAGGTTTAATTCCTTATTACCATAGATGGTAGTGGGCCATGGTTTAATATAAAACTTGGTAAGGTGAAGATAATCTACGGTTGATAAGTTATCTATTAGGGCATATATATCCGATACCCTTACGCTTCCACCTATCTGAGCTTGCTCTGGAGAATAGGCATTGTATAATGCTGTAAGAATTTGAGTTTGTATCTCTGCAGTCTTATAAGACTTCTTACCGGTAACATCCATCTCTAGAATAATCTGAACCTTGCCTGCAGATTTAACCTTCAACCAAGTAGTCATAGGAGCCCTTTGGGATAATAAATTATATACCCTATTAATTAATTCAGAAGAAGCAACTGCTCCACCATCTGGGCTAATATATACGGTAAGCTTTCTACCGCATTCATAATCGGCTTTAGCTTTGTTTACCCCATCAACCAACATGGCCAAACTTTCGAAATCCTCTTTGGTAATTGCTACTCCCAAAGTCTTTACACTCAAAGGTATATGTTCTTTGAGCATTGTAAAGTTTTCATAGTTTGAACCACCTCCGGCATCGTAAGCATTACTTACGGTAGCATTAGTAATTGAAGAAGAGATTACTGAAGGTACAGAAGTAATAGTATTACTCTTTACATTACCCTGAGTACCATTGGTTAAATAGAATACTACATTGGTTATCTTTGCACCTGCAGCTGGTTTCTTACCAAAGGTACCATCTCCAAACATTATATAGGGATTGAGTGCCTCATCTACTGAAACCATAAAGTGTTTGTCTGTAGGTTTGGATTTTGCAAATGTATCTACTAATACCCAAGTTTCCCCACCTATCTGCAATGACATAGAACCTTGTTCATAATACTTACCATTGGGTAGAGTACCCAGATGAATTATAACTCTATCTCCAGTGGGTATTACCATATTATTGAGAGCGCTTGCAGTATACTTCTCATGTTGTATAATTGGTACTTTACAAGTAGTTACATTTGAATACCAAGTTACGTCTCTAGCAGATAACCAGGAATTACCACTAGAATCTGTAAACAGAGTACCTTGGGGTATAGTTAACTTAGCTCCAATAGAATTACCAGTAATGCTTCTGGATAAGATTACATCTACTGTAGCAGCAATTGCTGCTCGAGCATGATAATCTACCAAAGCTCCATGTTTAACTACCGAATCATACCTTCTTGCCGTAGATAGGAAGGTTTCCCTTGCCATGTTATCTACATAATAGTGAAGTACTTCGGCAATTGCCGCAAATAATGAGAGGATGATAATTAAGATATTCCCCTCCGAATAATCCGTTATGAGTTTCTGACCTTGGGGGTCTTTAAGTCCCATAAGGGATTCAACCAGCTTGGCCTTAATCTGTTGATAAGACCTCTGGTATGGGTTAAGCCATTTATTTGTGATTCCCATATTATTGTGTATTTAATGAATTATCCGACCGGTCATAGGTGATATCGAGGTACTGACTAGAATTTGTTCCATTTACTACATAGGTTACTTCTATGTGTATTTTTGCATCAACTCTAGTAACTGTGATATTTTGGAAGGTTATCCTTTGTTCCCAAGCACCTATGGCCTGTTTTAAAAACTCTTTAATTATAAAACTTAGGGCTTGTGAGTTTGGTTCCTCAATACATTGCCATAGTTTACTACCAAAGTTTTCCTGTCGAAATCTCTGGCCTATCATGTAATATAATATCGAACTTATATTATCTCTGATAAGTTTAAAATCCCCATTTACTGGGTACCAACCTCTTTCACCCTTTTCATTAGTTGTAAGTTGGATAGGGTAAGTTACACCTATACCAACTAAGTCTGTAAAGTAATTCTTTTCCATTAGTGTATGCAGGTTTTATCTTCATAATCGTCTACAACGAATTGTGAGAAAGGTTTAATTACTTGAGTTACTGTAGGACCCGAAGAACCTGGTCCAGTAGTTACACCTGAGTGTACATGAGAATTGAACATACTACGAAGTTGTTCTAGTTCTTTAATGGTTTGGTTTAATTTTTCGGTTAATTGAAAAATATTGATTACTCCACCATTTTCTCCAGTATTAAGTATCACGGAATCACCAGAAGATATGTTTATATCCCCATCAGCATTTATTACTATCTCTTTCTCCGAACGAACATTTACAGGTCCATTGAAATGTAAATTAAGTTCTCCGTTATCATCATCTATGACTATTAAGTTTCCTTCGGGAGTAACTATCCCCATTTTATTGGGACCATCCAGAGGTTGGGGTATTTGACTCATTCCCCAACCATGGTATTCCCAGAGAGGTTTAGTTGGGTCCCCAAATTCAAAAGTAACAAATACCGTATCTCCCACTTTAGGGGCTAAGAATTTGAAACCAGAACTAATTGAACCATGTTGTCCTTTAGGATATGCCCAAGCAAATACTCCACCCATTACCTCTGGAACACATACCTTTACCCTGTTCATATGTTTCTCTACATCGTTATTATCAATAACAATGCCACGATAAACAGAGTAATACCGACCAAGACCCTCTAAGCCTTCGTCGGTTATTATCTTTGCTGTTTCGTAACTCATACCTTATTTTTCTACATAGATTTGACTTGCAATTCGCTTATGCCTTTTAGCTATGTCTCGGTATACTCGATTAGCTATGGCCATATAATTAAACTTAACCCCATAATCTTCAGGCACTTGGATTTGTTTAACTGATATCTTACCAGGAATTAACTTACCCTTAGAGGTAACCGTATTACCTGTAGATAACACTATACCCTCTGCCAAGGCTTGGGGATTATCGGCATTTACTTCCGTATAATAAGCTTTCTTTCTAATGAACTCAGCTTGACCCTTGATATCAATTATATCTCCCTTATCATTCAAGAAATGCTCATTGTAATATACCTTCTCATTATAAGTAAAGTTAAGATTAAGATTCTGAGAAGTACTTAGGGCTTTTTTATCTTGCCCCTTTTTAGTTTTAGCATTAGCTTTAGCATCATTAGCTACAATGTTTTGAGTAGATAAATCAGTTTTAGAAGTTACAGAGCCAGACTTGGAATTGTTCTTTACTAATTCCATATTAGTTATATACCCTTGACCAACGTCCATAGAATGAGTACATTGTTTTATATACCAAAGCCCTGACCAACGTTTTCCTACGTTATCTATACGGATTATTTGAGAAGTTGCTAGCATAGGTCTACCTACTACCTGAAGTTGACATACTAACCTTTTCTCAGTTTGCTTTAAACCCCCATTGGCATTAGCATTAGCTGCCCAAGCATACTTATCGGCACCACCGTATCTACTAAATAAATTATGGTAAAGTTTATAAAGAGGTACCTTGAGATTTACCCTTTTCATATGTCTTACCTTAACCCTCTTACCATATTGACCTTGACCATAACCCTTAGTAGTATCAACTTCCATATCGGATAATACTTCAGTATAGGGGTCTTTCTTTAAAGCTTCGAAACCTCTCTCTGAAGCAGGTAATATTCCAGCTTGAAAATTGATACCAGAAGCTATACCCGCTCCTGATTGTTTAGAGGTATAACCCTCTGGGTCATAATCTAAGGGGTCTACATACTCTTCTACCATAAATTCCATACCATCTTCATCTTCGAAAAGGTATCTTTCGTACTCTAATAATTTCTTAAGATTAGCTTCTAATTCTTTACCATTCTTAGAATTTCTTAGCACTTGTTTAAGGGCATTCTTCTTATCGTCAGGTAACTCATTAGCTGCTTGATTAATGGTAGCTCGTATTTCTTCGGTAGACATTTCATCGAATTTTCTTTGCTTACCTGCTTCATAAGCACCTACTGGACCAACTGCTTCATATTCCTCTACCCGCTTTTTATATTCTGCAGTTTTTTCCATGTTATACTGAAGCTGAGTGTCCCAAGCATCCATTACCTCTGTAGGAGTAGTAGGATGACTTCTATAATCTTCAAACCCATTGCCAGTAATATTAGACACCATAAGGTTATCTACCTGAGCCACAGGAGGTCTTAAAGCTAATGGAGGTTTATCCTCTGGCTCATTTATATTAGTTGATAATACCGATAAATCTTTACTATCTGGGTCTAGAGATGGAGCTAATACTGCTTTAACTCTTTTAGTTATTTTCTGAGTAGCAAAAGATACTCTAAGTACTTCCCCATTCTCTCCTTGATATGTATAAGTACATACCGGTTCTTCATGGAATTTCCGATTATGTATATAGATAACACCATCCCTTGAATCCACATACCATGGCCCATTAGTATACCCTTTCATCTTCTGTTCTAATTGAACTAAGACGTTCTTGCCCACCAATCCAAAGTCACTATCAATTAAAGCTTTTAAATCTTCTGGCATAGCTACTTCAGCTACTCCACTGTATTTGTTAGCATAGAGTACTTTACCAGTAGTAGTACGGGTATTCTCTGTGGGTACCTGTAGTGACTCGTATACTTTATTACTTATTATCTGTTGTTCCATTACTGAAATATTTCTATGATTACACCAGTGGCATTCCCACAGCCATTGTCTAAATAGGTAGATAATTTATAGCCTTCCATATCCGAATGGACATAAGCAGGTTGATATCTTAAATCTCCCGAAGAATCAATGCACTTAATAGTTACATGAGTACCTGTAGAATCAAATATGGCTTCGAATTCCCTTACCTTAATTATTTTTATGGGCCCAGATATAAATTGACCATCTGGGTATATATATCCCCACTGAAGACAAATATTTTGGTTCTCTTGAATCTCAGCAATGTCTACAGTATCGGGATTACCCGTATCGAAAGTAATAGTAGCCAAGTTTTCTTTCTCTTCATCGTATCTATAACTCCAGGTACTTATATACGCTCCAAGGGGTATACCTGTAATTGGATTCATTATAGGCATACCTCCAAAATTGAAAAGGGCCAAATAAGGTTGACCCATTCCATTATATAATATAGGTTTCTGTTTAGCTGCCATAAGTCGGTATTCTTATTAGGGTTCCCATTTCTAATTCCTTAAAAGGATTCAGTATCTTATTAGCTTCAGCTATTATGTACCACTTACCAGAATCACCATAATACCTGAAAGCAATATTTTGCAGAGTTTCCCCATCTTTAACGGTATGTTGAATATCGTTAGAGGATTCCGGTACTACTGGAGGTTTAGCTTCTAAGGAATAATCCCCATCGTTGTATTTCAGAGCATAGGCATTATTATATGGGCTAGCTCCCTTTATATATTGGTTAACATCAATCATATTTAATACCTCCTGTCTTTTTAAGTGAATCGGAATTTATAAAATCTCCATAGGATAAGTTATATGCACTTACTCTCTTGAAAATCAATTCTTGAGTTGCTGCTGCAGGCAATAACCTACCATTACCAAAAGTAGCTGGCTTTCCGGGTATCCTTATTCGATAACCGTTCTGAAAGTTCTTCAGAGTATAAGTTGCTGAGGTAAGGATATAATTGTGGTTATCGAATATACCAGAATCCCCCCACTCAATCTTAACAATCGGGGGAGCAGCCTGGTAGCCATTAGATTTAGACCATGCCTCTAATAACCTACATTTATTGATTACCTCTTCTGGATTTTCTGGGTCATTACAGTACCAAGACACATTGAATTGAATAATGTCTTCAGCTCCAGTAAAGTGATACATTGGTACATTGCGACCCATTGATTTAATGGTGGCCCATGTGGTTTCTCCTCTAAAATCTATTTCTGGAGGTCTATTCTGTAAGGTAATGTATTGAGTGGGGTTAACAGTCATGTTATATATCCTTACTTCATTCTGATATATAACATCTGCTTTAGCCTCGAAGTTTCTGTAATTAGTAGTATTCTTATTCCCCTTTGCTGGGTCTACTCCTTCACCTTCTTCTAACCTTGGGAATTGTAATTCCATTCTCCATTTAGCCTGGAGTTGTTTATTTAGAATAGGGTTCTTAGACGATATTTGAGCTTCTCCGATTACTCCATTGGGAGTATAGAGTTTACCCTTTTGAGCATCATCTTTGGGAAGAGTAGAAAGAGTTCGATTGAGTAATATCCGAGCTCTCCATAGTTTATTTAATGGACCCGTAAGAACACCTGCTGTATCTCTTGTAAGGTCATTGTACTTTTCAACAACCTTACCTGCTGCTTTATTTAATACTCTAGCCATAGTGTTTTAGTTTTATATTCCCATTACAAATGCAGCTCCAGTAAAATCTTGTTGAGAACCTGGAGCATAATCTCCAACTGCTTGACCATCTACTGAGATATTGATACGAGAATCTCTCATACCTTCTTTAATAGCTAACCTAACAGCATTAATAAATCTCTCTTCATTCTGGGCTCTAATGGTAGTTGGGTCTTCTTTCTCTTTATTCTGAGCTTCAGTATTCCTATCTACTGAATTACTAAGGTAACTAATACCCTCAATTAATAAAGGAAGACCTACAGTAATTGCTAATCCCCAGGGTCCACCGAGTAATCCCATAAGTCTACCACCTATAGATGTTAAACCTTTTATAGCACCTTGCCTAGCCACTTGACTACCAACTTGGGCACCTGCTCCAGCTAAAGCCCCTCCAGCTAAATTACCAGCCATAGTAGTTGCTAATGGTACTCCAGGATTTGGTGTCTTAACATATCTTCCGGTTTTAGTGTTATAAAATCTACCAGCAGAATTCATACCAATACCGCTTGACATCATTTGGAGTTGAACCATGGTTCTCATAAGGTTAACCATCCTTACCATGTGTGCTTCCATAATGGCAAACTGAGTATTAGTTTTTATTGCTGCAGCAGACATACCTTCAGTAGAAGCAGTAGCAATAGTCTGTAAATACCCAACAGACCTAATAATACCTCTTACAGTATTAAACCCTGCAACTATAGTACCCACTACTACTGCAGTAGCTCCTATCCTAAGACCAAAACCTCCAACCCAAGTTTCTGAGATAGAATTAATTACTTTGATTATAGAGTTACCCACATTTAGTACTGGGGTAAAGATTCTACCCAAAGCTGCACCTGCGGTAACTGTTAAGTTCTCTATACTTGATTCGAATTGGTCAATTACACCTGCATCGGTTTTAAGACGTTCTTCATTAAGTCGGTTTACTGCTCCCATGTTTTGGTCATAGGTAGCAAGTATCTTACCCATCTTATCTCTACCAGAAGCAATATCTCGAAGTACTGGAAGCATACCACGATTACCACGAACTCCGAATATATTGAAGAAGGTTGGTGTTTCAATTCGTGAAGGTAAATCTACTGCAGCCTTAGCAAACTTCTGATAGATAGTGTAAAGGTCTATAAGATTACCCTGAGCATCGAAGAATTCATCTGGACTTAAGCCCAGGTCTGCTAAAGCGTTATAGCCTTTCTTTTTTTGGTTAACAAGAGAGAGCTGTAAGTAACGAATCATATTGGCCAGTGAGGTACCTGCCATAGAACCCTGTATACCCATATCCCCCAATACACCAATAGCAGCAGCCGTTTGCCGAAGGTCTACTCCAGCAGTTGCCATATCTGCTCCTGCATAAGATATGGACTGGGCTAAGTCTGTTAAAGATATATTTGCATTAGTAACTGCAGTATATAAATCATCGGTTACTCTAGCGGCTTCTCCCATTGGGATTTGGTACATTGACATGATATTGGTTATCAAGTCAGCTACACCACCTTTCTGTCCCACTGGCATTGTAAAGATTGAAGCCAGCTTAGATGCTGGCCCAATCATTTCTTTAATAGCATCGAATTTATTACCTGCCATAGCCAGGTATCTTTGTCCTGATGCAACATCCGAAGCAGTAAGAGGTGTTATCTCATTGACATCTTTTGCCAATTGTAACATTTCTCTTTGTTCTGCAATGGTGGCACCAGCAATTTTCGAAGCAGTCCAAACTTCATTCTGAACACCCGCAGAGTATTTATAGGCCCTTGCCATTCCCCCTACGAGCTGCATTCCGAAGTCCATTGTATTAGAAGCTGACATCTGTATACCTCTATTCCAGGTACTCATGTCATTCATCATAGTTCTGAATGACCCAGATATCTTGCCAGCCTCTTGAGAGAATCGGTCTTTTAAAACCATGGCAACACCGACCTCTACTATACTCCTACTGGTATTCATAATTTATTTTCTTTTCTTTAGTTGTTTATAATATTGTTCGGCCATTTCCTTAAATATTTTCCTGATTCTATACGGAAGACGTAAAAAGCCGAAATAGTCTAAGGCTATCTCGGCTCTGGTGATATAAACAAAATCACTCTCTAACATTACTCTTCCGTCAGGTAGAAAAAATTGGGTGCCCAAACTATAGGATAAGTTCTTTCTTCTCCAGTTAAGGGATTAGTAATATGGGACTCTCCCTTAAAGATAGGGTCAATAGAGATTATATACTTTCTCATCTCAGCCATATCTTTTGCTGTAAATGGAGTAAAGTTTTCTACCTTCTCCCAATTACCGTCTACTTCTAAGTAAAGATTCCGACAAAGTAAGGGGGCATTCTTAGTTTGTTTATCCAAGGGTAACTTCATGAACTCCTGTTCTCCCTTACCAGTCATACAATCAAATTTGATTTTCTTGCCCGATGAAAGAAGATATTCATGACCGGTTAATTGAATACCCTTTGGATAATAAGGGATGGCATCTGGTTTTTCATCAAATACCCTATTATCAGTGGGTACTTCTGAATAATCGAAAAGGAACTCATGAAGGTCTTGGCCATAAGTAACTTTACCACCGTTCTCTTTACCCCAGTCATATTCAAATTCTACTTCCTCTCCCAATGAGAATATACGAGAATTGAAAATAATTGCATAGCGGTCATTGACTGGTAGATTGAGAGCATCATCAACGGTTAGCTTACCGTTAGGAGTGGCATTAGTTCTAATTACGATTGCTGCAATGAACTTGGTAAGGTTCATTAAAGTTTTCATGTCTGAAAGGTTACTGAGAATGTCTTCATCAGCTCCATTCTGTTCTCTAATTTCATATTCGAAACCAGAGGGTCCGGTAAATCTAAATGTTCTAAATTCCATAACTTTGATATATTTAATGTTTACAAATGTTCATAGTATTCCGTATAACAACAAGAAAGGGGTGAGCTCCTATCTCAGGAATCCCACCCCTCCACCAAATCTTAGTAAAAATAGACTAAGGAATTAATATTTGTCTGCAGTACCCACCGAGAACTCTATGGACTCTATGGTATTCTCTGAAGCCATTCTGTCCAAGTCTAAGCCGGTAATCTTACATGGCCATACCTCTTCGAAGACGTGGGTATTAAGAACCGAAACTCCATCTTCGGCAAGTTCGTTTACAATAGCCGTTTCCCAATATTGGCTTGGTACTAAGCCACCACCAACTATATGGTCTTGGCAAGAATAGAGCCAGTCATGAAGCCAGGTATCTGAACCTGCAGTAGTCATAAGTTTCTCTACGATAAGATTACCTATAGTAACCCTACCAGCAGTTTTAACATCTCTATTGACATCCCCATGAGCCACCTGGTCAATCTCAATATCAGGCAAAGTACAACTTTGGAATAGATAAGTATTGATAGGGTGTTTGGGGAACATGATACTCCACAAGAATTTCTTCCGTGGATTTTTTACTTTTGCTCCCATCGTTATATGTTTATAGGTTATTACTTGTTTCTACAACTGATACAGCCTTAGAAGCTGCATCAATTACAATCTCCATAGTTACCTCTTGCATAGGAACTACGTCTTTATACTTAAGGATAGCACGATATTTACCTTGACGGGCATCTGCTTCGTTATTTACGGAAAGATCATCCCAAGAAGTTGCATCCTGGTCACCCATCCAAGTATATTCTGTCATGGCATCTTCGTCTACCAAAGAATCTAACGTAGGTTTAACTTCCAACCAAATTCTTTTCCAAGTACTCCAAACATTGGGCTCTTCCAGGTATTTGTTAAGTACGGGACGAAGGAACTTCTTCAAATACAAATTCAATCTTACGATTGAAAGGAATCTTTCTGAATCCTGTTTTACCTGAGAAGAGAAGCAATGCCATAGCATGGTTTGTTTACCTGCATCGGGAGTATCTTTGATTACCATCTCATTGATATAATTCTGAGCAAGTGTGTTCAGTTCATTATATCGAGAAGGAGAACCATAATTTGGGCATACTGGTCCAACGGCATCTCCAATAACTCCCCGGTTCATACCAGCAAAGGATTTCCAAGGACCATATTGAGTAGCAGAAGCATCTCCCAAACCTGCAATGGTACCCACTACATCGGAATCCTGAAGGTTACCGTTTTCGTTGTAGTACTTAAGGCCACCACCAAAATAAGCAATGTACTTAGAGTTACCTACAGTACCGAGGCAAGTCTGTACCCAAGTAACCTGAGCTTTGTAATCTCTGGGTTGTGTACCTTGAGTATAATGGGTCAAGTGTTTTGGAACTTCGATATACAGTACCCATTCCATCAACTCTTTTGCCATATCAGCAGCAGCCTTGTATACTTTGAGTACATCAGCATCAGCAGTAAGGTGTTGAGAAATATGAGAAATGAGTAACTGATAGAAATCCGTATAATCCCTTACCAAGTCCAGAGAAGCAATCCACTCATCAGCAGTGGGTGTAGTTCCAGCACTACCCACAGTACCGGTAAACATCTTCTCTGTATCAGTAGGAGCAGCCCCACCTACGGTAACCGTAACCGCATTTTTGGTACCATCTACACTCTCGGTTAACCATTTGATTAGGTTCTCGAAAGATGAACCTGCTACAACTACCGGTTTGATATACTCTGAGTTCTTAGCAAAAGCACTAAGAGCAAGGTAATCTACCGAAGTATTATTGTTATCATCGGCAGTTTTATAAGTTACTACCGGACCTTGTTCAAGTACCTGGCCATTGCCCGAATAGATTCTATAATACAAAGTATTAGATTGTTTATAGAAACCTACCTGGAAGGTATCAGTACTACCGATGGGGTCTCCATAACCTTTGGTTACCAATCCCAAACTATAGGTAGTTCCACCAGAAGCAATAGTAATAATTGCAGCCGGTGTAGCAGGTTCTGGAACTGCAGAAGCAGGAGCTATTCCTTCTTCTTCTGATTTAGCAACTGGAGCAGTTCTACTTGCTGTTGCAGCTACTGTACCTTGAGTAGCTCCTTTACCGAGCACTCGAATAACACGAAGCTTAGAACCACCCTGCAAAGCCTTTTCGATATTTGATACAGAACCATCTGGTACAATTTCAGAACCATATATTCTTTGGAACTGAGAGAATGTAGAAATGATTTCTGAAGGGTCATCGTATGGACCTTTAGTAGTTCTAGCCAATACACAAGAAACTCCTAACATAGGAGTAGTTTGAAGAACGTTATTGTTCTTAAACTTAAAATCAACATGAGGTGAAGTTGGCATAATTCTATTGTGATTAAAGTTAATTACTTGTTTAATTTATACCCTAGAGTATTGTACCTATACCTTAGGTACTTTTAACTCTAACATTTCATTTTCGTTTTGTTCTAACAAACCAATGAGAACTGATATATCCTTGATAGGTGTAAGAGTACCTTCTCCCAAAGCTTTTTCTGGAAGAATACCGTCCTTACATACATAGGTGTATACCTTCTCAAGTATACCATGCTCTACATCTGGATGGTCATAATAATTACCAATCTCAATGAATAGGTTTCCGGTGGGAGCAAGCCTGCCCTTTTCCCATTCCTCTAAGTCATTGAAGTATGGTCTCACGTATCCTCTAGCAGGTAAGCCAGTATATAAGATTGTATGTAGCAACCTCATATCGGCTTGTGTTTGAGAAACTAGATGTACATCTATGGTAATATCTTTAGTTTCATAAGGAAACTCTGAAGCTTGGTAATTACCATCCTCAAGTTTATCACCAATGATGTATTTATTCACACCAATATCTCCAGCATAATAACCCTGTAGTTCTATGGTTATTCTTGGGAGAGTCTTTGGGCCTTTTACTTGATTATTCCCTATACCAAAAAGTGGTACAAACTTCTTCATACCTTTGATTGCCTCTTGAAATCTTTTTTCGTTTTCTTGAGACAAAGGTAAGAAGTCTTCTGGGTTTAAGGTAAGACCCATTTCTAACATTGTACTAAGTAGAGAGATATAAAAAGTTCTTTCTACTATTTCTTCTGAGTTTACCATTAAAGTCCTAATCTAATACTTAACTGAACCCTTTGATTGCCATTGTCATTAATATACCCATTATAAGTTACCTGAATACCTCCAAAACCACTCGCTATGGTTTGTAAATGACCAACACAATTTAATTCACTAACCCATTGAGTAGCAATATTTGAAGGATAATCGGTAAGCCATACTTTAAAGGATATTGGTTCTGAACCAATATCTCCAGGGAATTGACCCTCTATTGTCTTACTTATATCGGTTATCTTAAATTGTTTTATAAATTTAGCAACTTGAATACCGTTGATAAGGTAATACTGATAACCCTTTACATTACTAATCTGAGCAGTACTAGTATTTTGACCAAGATTTGGGAATGGTATATTCGGAGTTGGTTCAAAGCCATACTCAGTAGTTCTAATACCTGGAGATTGAGTTATATTTAAAACTATCTCTGGGTTAGGTTCTTGCTGTGAGATAATCTTAACCGTAGTAGTTCTTTCTAATGGGTCATAGTTACTTGGGTTGTGATCTTGATTAGTAGATTTAGTTTTGATAATAAGCTTACCTGCAGCATTAGCTTCCCCAATTTCTTGGGTTACCTCTAACCAATCGGATGAGCTTTCTAATTTCCAATCTACAGCACGGTATTTATCTTGAGGCTCATTATTTATAAACTTCTGTTGGTAACTATATACCCCTATTTCTAGAGTCTCACGCTTTTTAGTACCATCGAAAGTATGGGAAGTAGTTTCCGGAGTGATACTAAAATAAGTTCCCCAGGTCTCTACCATTTTAGGAGCAGCCTTTTGTATCAGAGTTACTTCCCTTTCTACACCCTGAACTACTACCTTGAGGACCTGCTCTTTTATATTATCCATGTCTTTGTTTACTGCCTTAGGCTTTACCCTAATAGTTGCAGTACCGGTTCCGGATAAGGATGATATTTCGAAATCTGCTGCCATTATTTAACCCTCCTTATTTCTTTTCTAATTTCATTATGTATTTCCTTTTGTAAGGCAGCTTTTCCACTAGCAGCCTTAAATGCAGGAGCCCAGAGAGGACGAGGTGGTAAATTACCATCTCTACTACCATACTCTAACATGATAGCTATCTGATTCAAAGTCTTTCTTGAAGTCTTACCAGTATAGGTAATCTTCTTGATTCCAATTGGCAAACCGACGAAAGTTCTTTTCTTACCCTTTACCAAAGTAACTGAACGAGCATATTGTCCAGTAAGATTTAGCATGGTATGGTCTCCATATTTCTTTATGGTACCAGGAGCATGTGGTGGCCAAGATACTCCGGAACCCCTTGGAGGTACACCAGTATTCAAACTTCGTCTTACTATACGAAGAAGTTGATTACCAAACTTTTCTGTACCTTTCTCATAACCCTCAGTTAAGATACTTGGAGTTTTAGCAATCAACCTTTCTGCACGAGCTTGTTCTCGTTTATCTACGTATATTTCTAGTGGACCAATTGGAGTCGATAGTGTAATATTAACCGACTTACTTGGCATAATTCTTACTGTTGTTTAGGTTTATCCAATCCCAACTCCTGAGCAATCCTTTGTAACAGAATCTCTTGAGTAGAGATTCGTTGGTCCATGTATTGACGGAATTCCTCAAACCCTGGAGCAGGTTTACTCGGGGCAGATGAGGATTGGTTGATTGAATTGAGAATGTTATCACATTCAGAAACAATTGCCTCAAACTTCGGTCGATTGTTGAGTATATTCAAGGCATTCTGTTTCTGCATAGTAACCTCATTAATTATATTCGCTACATCGGTGGTATAGTATACACCATTATAGATACCCTCATCCGATTGTGAAGGCAAATATATAGTGAGCTGTGATACCGAATCTTGGATTACCAATTCGACACTGTTAACAAAACCATCTTTAGCACCAGAGGCCATAGGTTTACTTTCCCCTACCTTTACGATTCTTGCTGTATCGAAGATAGGATAACCAGACCGTCTGTCTTTTTCTAATGTGAAAATCATTTCACCTTTCTGTACCTTTTGGAAAATCAATGTTCTTTCGTCCATAATCATCTTTTATTTATTAAGTTTAAACCGAATGAAACTGCACCTGAATTCTTTTGCATAAAGTCTACCAGATTTAAGAATTGATAGTATCCAAATTGATGAGTACCTGAGCTTTGTTTGCTACTTCTTGTGCAATCTCTATATTGGGAGCAGGTAGAGCTAGTTGTATCTTGAATTCGGTAAGTTGTTCTTGTTCCATAATTCCTTAGTTTAATGGGTTAAAACGAAAAAAGGAGTACACCTAAATCAGATGCACTCCTTTTAATCATCTCGGTATTTTAAATTACTGAGCAGGCGTTGTAGATACCGGCCTTGGTGTCATTGATTTTGTCCCATACGGAAACTGCAGCAGCACCGAAGCCACCACCTTTTACTTCTACTCACATAATTGTAAGGTTTTAAAGATTAATACTTAGGTTAATTATACATTAAAATACAGAATGGTGTTGTATTTTTATTACCCCAAATTAAATACGTATTCATAAGTAATTGTTGCAGCATTCTGAGTGATATTAAGTGTAAGTTTTTTACCTGATTCACTTTGAGTAACTGTAACCGTAGCAGATCTTGATGATTCTTCGATATTCTCTGAAGCTTTACTTGATACAGTCTTACCACTAACTGTAACAGAAGACCAAGAGGGAGTACCAGACAAACTTACACCTACATCATAAGTATCTGAAGTTTCGGAACCATTAATTACTTTTTTCTTATAGGATATAAAAGTCTTAGATAAAGTATCCCCTGAAGCAGCATGATGAATGGATTCGCTTGCACCAGCACCATTCCAATAAAAGTAGTAATTATACCTTACACTAGCACCACCCTGAGTAATATCTACATAATCAGAAGCCCCAGTATAGTTAGCAAAGACTCTAACGGTTCTAGAACTGGTACTACTGTTTGAAGAAGCAGTAAGGGTAGTCCCAGATAATGTAAAACCCGAAATACCATTGGTACTTAGGGAAGGATCTGCAGTATCATAGCCATCCCTTACTGTATAACCAGAAGTATAATTTGAATATCGATCTCTACTTGCACTTGGATATAAAGTTACACTTCCTCCAGTATTAGAAATAGTGTATGAACTAGCAGTTAGAGTTACAGACCATGAACCATAAGAATAGCTCAACCGTTTATTTGCCTCTTGATATACAGGTATACTTACAGATTTAGTTTTACCATTGAGTGATAAAGTACCAGTAAGTGTACCTACTTGGGTTCTAGATTTTACGGTATCTTTCAGATTACTTGCACTAACTGCAGTACCATAACTAATACTAGCACCACTTGTAATCGTACCTCCTCCCGTTGTAGAACCATTCCATCCCCAGGTCTGGGAATAAGTTGGCAAAGTAGTAAATGAACTTCTTGTACCTCCACTTGCAGGTATATCTGTTACAGCTCCACCACTTGCAGTAATTTCACTATAAGTCTTATAACCTGCAGATTGAGAACAAGATATGGTTACTTTCTTATTGGTTTCTGCTTGGGTTAAAGTTACGGTACCACTACGAGTACTGGTAGAAGTATTATTACCCATAGTTACTGAAGTACCGGTACCGGATATACTTCCTCCATTAGCTCTAGTATAAGTTAAAGAAATTTGGTTACCATAGTTATGGCCATTCCTTAATTCTTGCTTGTATGAAGTTACCGTGAAAGTTTTAGTACTTCCAGTTGCCCCAAAAGACATAGAAGTGGGGTTTACACTAAATCCATAACTCCAAGATTGAGATGCAGCAGCTTGAGTGAAGGTTAATTTAAAAGTTTTACCAGATTCTTTCTGTGTAACAAGAGTATTGGAATCTGTCCGAGGGGTTAATTCCAGATTCTCTGAAGCAGTCCAAGGAGGTGCTGAAGGATTATTAGTTATCCATGTGGGTATATTAGTAAGAAAATAATTTACCATAATTTCAGACCCATTAGCTACCCCATCCCAATATTTCTGTTTTGTAGAAATAAAACCAAACCCCTGATTAAAAGAGATTGGGTAACCCAAAGCATCGAGGCTTACACTACTGTATCTAGTAGTAAAAGTATACTTATAGGTTACCTTATGAATATCTTCAAGTTTGACACATTCATTATTTCCATAGGAACTGGCATTGGATAGCTCCAACCCCAAATAGTTTTCCCCTGTTCCTGTAGGGGAGAGTGCTAACAATTCAGCCTTGGTAGGGCAGTCATTACCTGTCTTACCAAGGCCTACTTTAGTTTTGACAGCACTCCAGGTTGCTATCTCTCCCATGATTATTTATTTTTAAGTTCTTGAATCTCAGCCTTCAAAGCCTTAATCTCATCGTAAAGAAGCTTAACACCTTCAATTGCCAAAGTTGACATCTTGTGATATTTAACTTGTTTTACGAGTACATACTCTTCCCCATTGATTTCCAAAGTTTCGAATTCCTCTGGATTAGGTACTGTAGATTTCTCTACTGGAACTTCCTCTACATATTTACCAAATCCCAATCCCTCAAGATTCTGAGCAATAGTCCCCTCGTCCTCTTTACCAAGCATTTCGAATGACTTAGTTGGTATCTGGTAAATCTGTTCCAGAGTATGATTCAAATCCTTAATGTTAGATTTGAGTCGAACATCTGAAGACTCTTTGAAGAAACCGGAAGGAGCAGTAGTCTTAGCAAATACTACCTGGTCGGTAGTTGCCAAACTCAATTGAGCTCTAGTTACTACGTGAGGATTATCTCTTCTACCAGCATGGCTATTAATAGAAGTCTGAGCAGCAGTACCTGCAGCCTTAGCCTCAGCAATAGCAGTAGCTTGAGCAGTAGATACTGGCTTATTAGCATCAGAAGTATTATTAACATTACCCAATCCAACCTGAGTTTTAGTAACTGCATGAGGATTAGATTTATTGGCAATGTGATTATTTACCTTAGTTTCTAATGCAGTTACATCTGAACCAGTATCGGCAATCAAATCGTCAACGTAAGTTTTCAATTCTGTACGAAGAGCATTGATAGCATTAGTTCTATTGGTAATCTCATTTGCCAACCCCTGTACCGTATTATCCAAGTTAGTCTTATCTTGGGCAGTCATTACACCTGCAGTAGTCTTAGTTGCTGCTGGTATGGTTACATTCACATCTGTACCTCTACTATATGAGCCCTTTTCGGTATTCTTTACCCATCTAAAATACTTTAATCCGAGATTATTCGTATTTTGGATAATACCGTTTATTACCGTCATTATCTCCTGAGGTAAACTATTGATTAGTTTATCATGCTCATTATCTTTTGCAATACGAGCCTCTTGTTCATCCTCTATGGCTTTCGGTAGGGTTTGATTAAGTTTTATTACACTTTCTGCCTCCATCAAACCGGCTTCTTGAGTAGTGGCATTGGTTAGTGGAATAAGCATCCCATCAGGCTGATCGATGTAATGACCCTGGTCATCTAAAGAAGAATAATTACACTGAATAATTATATTTCTCTTGTTTTTGTTAGCTATTGAAATATTACTGATTAAATTTCTAGGCATACTAGATACCACATCCTCAAGATGTTTACCTCTACTACCCTCGAAAGCAGTACCTGTAATTTCCCCAATAATAAGGGAAGAAGTATTACTATCTACAAATTTGGTACCTGACCAACGGAATTGATAAGGAGGTTCCCCATTAGCAACATTAATGTATATCTTACCAGATTCTCCAGTTACCGGAGTTTTGTGAGTAGCATCAGTATACAACTGAACATTAGTAAGACCTCCAGTAGAGCTTACTTCATAAGTAGCGTATACCTCGATTACATCGTCTACATATGAAGGCAAATGGTTAGCTGGTACCAATCCCTTACCATCCAATGGAGCAAACCCATCAGCTTGTCCCTTAGTTGCTACAAAGGCATCATGCTTGGCTTCTAGAGTATCAATGTTATTCTGCAGTTTAGTATCAAGGGCAGTATCAGCATCTTTTCTATCTTGAATCTCTTTTTCTAAAGCAGCAGTCTGAGAGTCTCCCAGATTCTTGATAGCTGTATCGATTGCCTTTTGTCTATCCTCAATTTCCTTAGCAATAGCATTGGGCAAAGTCTCATCAAGATTAATCTTATCTTGGGCAGTCATTACACCTGCAGTAGTCTTAGTTGCTGCTGGGATAGTACCCATTACATATCTACTACCCTTAACATAGACACAAGATTCTGAGTCTAGTTTAGCTCCAGCATGAGTAATGGTGACCTCAGAATCTGAAATTTCTAGATTGCCCCCAGAAGCAAGTACAAAGGATTCTGGGAGAGAATCAAATAACTTCTTATCGGCTGCAGTTTGTACACCTGCCGCTTTATTAGTCGCAGGAGGTATATTTATATGACGTATAGTATTTTCAACGTGACTATCTTCATATACTCCAGTATCAGGATTTATAGTAGATAAGGCCAAATAAATATCTACCATGTTAGGTTGTTGAACTCTTGTACTAAAACCTCGAATGATATTTGGGGGAAGAGAATCAAACAATTTCTTATCTGCAGCGGTTTGTACACCAGCTTTTTCTGCAGTAGAAGCAGGTAAAGTAATTGGATTCTGTTCTACAGTACCATCCTCAATTACAGTTTTAGTAGCAGCAATGCCTACTGAAGTCTCATTTGGGGTTACATCCCCAAGAGCAAAGTTAACAGTAGTAATTCTATCTAACTCTACCTTATCCTTAGCAGTCATCGTACCGGCTTTAGTACCTGATGCCTGAGGCAAATCAAAGGTTTCTGTAGTATCAGCATTCAGACCATTATCCTTAGTTACGATTACGGTTACTTTACTTGCATCGGAATCAGCCGATATATCTGTAAGGGCATTTTCATCCAACCCATCCAACTTAATCTTATCTGCTGCAGACATGACTCCTGCAAGAGATTGGGTTACCGGGAGAAGTTCTTTAGTGGCCTCATTGGATTCTCCGTATTGGTTGTTAGAAACGTCCTTAGTAGAAGTATTTACCTTGAAAGTAAGTTTAGAGTCATCTCTACTTATTCCACTTACACCAGTAACCATGGTATTAGGTAAAGCATCAGAAGTTGCTTCCTCGGCTACCAACCTTTCTTCGTGATCATTGGTAATATTGGTAAATTTGTTATCCAAAGATGTATCTGCATCTGTTCTATCTTGGATTTCTTTATCGATACGTTTACCAAGAGCGGTGTCTGCCGCAATACGAGCAGCTTCTTCTGCATCGATATTATCTTGAAGAACTTTATCAGCAGCCTTTCTCTCTTCACTCTCGGTATTAAGGTCAGAAGTATTCTGATCAATCTTTGCTTCCAACCGAATATCTTCAGCTTTACGAGCGGCAATTTCGTTATTTAACAGATCCGTAATGGCCGTATAATTACCATTGATATTATCCTGAATACCCTGGATTAATTCCAGGTTACGTTGGATATTAGCAGTATTCTGAGTTACCAGAGCATTAGTAGCATTCAGGGAAGTTAACAACTCTGTACGAGTTTCACTTACAAAAGTTCTCAGCTCATTTACCGTAGTAGTAAGAGTATTACTCAGGTTAGTGAATGATTGTTGTAAAGTATTATCTCCCTGTTCTCGTAAGTTCTTTTCGGCTTCAAGCTTATTCTCCAACTCTGTAAGCTTAGTAGTCATAGTTGCTGCAAAGTTGGGATCATCACCGAGAGCCTTAGCAATCTCTGCCAAAGTGTCCAATACTTCAGGAGCTGAACCAATAATGTTTTGGATTGCAGCCTCTACTTGTTCTGCATTCTGAAAGTCAGAATCGTTTAATAACTCCGATACCTTAGTGATGTAGTTTGCATGTTCTTCAATGCCATCAAGTTTAGCATATAGCAAATCCGTGAAGTCATTAGAAGAAAGTACTTTACCATCTACTTTATCTACCTTCTTATTATCCAGTGCTTGGTCGGCAGCAATCCTATCTGCCTTCTCTTGAGCAAGAGCATTACTGATAAGTGTATCTTGATTAGCTCTATCAGTTGCTTCTTTATCAATATTGGTTTGAAGTAGAGTGTCTCCAGCCAAACGTTCATTTTTCTCGGTAAGCATATCTCGAGTGATACCGGCCATATCATCCCTGTGATTCTGAAGATTGGTATCTATCTTTGCCTCCAGAGCGGTCTCTTTTGCAATAGCTCGGTCTTTCTCGGCATTAATAGCAGTGGTATTAGCATTTACCTTTGCTTTTAGTTCATTCATAGCATCGGTATTACCTACCTCTAGAGAATCAATACGAGTTCCTAAAGCATTATCACCTGCAATTCTATCTTCCTTCTCTTGATCTAACTTGAGGTTAAGTTTATCTACCTCGGATTCTAAAGCCTGTTTAGTATTATCCAATTTAGCAGTAAACTCCGTACTTAAAGCATTATCTGCAGCAGTACGATCTGCTATCTCTTTGTCAAGATTTACTTGAAGAACTTGGTCGGCAGCAATCCTTTCTGCTCTCTCAGTATTAAGGTCTATATTAAGATTATCAATCCTAGAACTTAAGGCAGTATCGGCATTGGTACGGTCAACGATTTCTTCGTTAATCATATCCTTAACTTCCTTGTAGTTATCACTTACGGTTTTAGTTAAGTTTGTGATTGACTCAGAATTTCTTTCGATATTGTGAGTATTCGTAGCAATAGCCGTTGTATTAGCATTTACTTGCTCAGTAAGCTCATTACGTAAGGTATTGATAGAATCTTGAATACTTAAAGCCAACTCAGATATACGTCTATTAACGTTAGTCAAACTAACATTATAAGCCTCATCTGCAGTCTTTCTATCAGCAATCTCTTTATCTAAAGAAGCTTGAATAGCGGCATCGGCATCCTTTCTATCCTGGATTTCCTTGTTAAGATTATCCCTTACAACTCCAATTGCAGCATCGCCAGTTGCAGACTTATTGTCTATATATTCTTTTAACTTAGCCTCAAGAGCAATGTCTGCATCTTTACGGGCTTGGGTTTCTGTAGCTACTTCAGCACTGTTTGCTTCATCACCAGCAATACGGTCTTCTATTTCCTGATTAACCTGTTCAGTAATAGCCGCCAATTTCTTGGTAATAGTTGTAGCAAAATTTGGATCATTACCCAAAGCATCGGCAATTTCCTTAAGAGTATCAAGTACTTCAGGGGCAGCACCTACAATTTCTTGAATAGCTGCTTTTACTTCGTCCTCAGTTTGGAAACCTGAATCGTTGATAAGCTGAGATAAATGGGTAATATAGTTGGCATGTTCTTCAATACCGTCCAACTTAGCTTTGAGTATATCTGTAAAGTCATTCTTAGTTAATGAATAACCCTCTCGTTTATCCACCTTTTGATTATCGAGATCGATATCGGCATTTTCACGAGCCATAGCCTCTGCAGCAATTGCCTCGAGTAATTGGGCTTTATCGGCCTGGCCCTGCAATTTTACATCCTCAATTTTATGGTCAAGGACTAAATCCTGGGCAGCACGAGTAGTAGCCTCTGAATCAATGCTATTCTGTAATACCTGGTCAGCTGCAGTACGAGCTTGAGCTTCCTGGTCGATTTTACCCTGCAAAGCATTATCTGCATTGGTACGGTCTGATACCTCTTTAGAAATTTCATTATGAAGAACTTGGTCCTCAGAATGACGGTCTACCTTTTCCTGGTCAATCTTACCTTGGAGAGATTGGGTATCTGATTGGCGATTGGTAATCTCTTCGTTAATCTTAGAATCCAGTACTGTATCTGCATTTGTACGATTAGATACCTCTTCGGCAATCTTTGCTTCGATAGCTGCCTTATCATTGATATGCAGAGTCTTAAGTTCGTTTACACTTTCCTTAATCTCATTATCGGCAGCAATACGTTCGTCTTTTTCCTGTTGAATAAGTCCCTTGAGTTCATTCCCAAGTTCATCATTCTTTTCGGTTATCTTATCGTTGAGGTCTTTGATATCCTCGGCATTCTTATCGGCTTTTCTTTCAACACGGTCGATATCAGCTTTTAAGTCTGCCTTAGTAGTATCAATTTTTTTATTGATTTGGTCTAAGCCATATTCCAGATTATCCTGAACTGCGGCTACTGCAGCACCCAATGCAGCTTCTGCTTCCTTAGCTCTGCTTACTTCTTCGCTTAATGCAGTACGGAGTTCAGTTAATTTGTTAGTGATAGTAGTTGCAAAGTTTGGGTCATTACCCAAAGCTTCTGCCAACTCCTTAAGAGTATCAAGAGCATCATCAGCACCATCAACCAAGTCGCTGATTGCCTGCTTAACTTCTTCCTCGGTTTGGAATTTCAAATCATTCTCAAGCTGAGAAACCTTTGTGATATAATTTGCTTTCTCTTCGATTCCATCGAGTTTAGCTTTTAGCTCATCTGTGAAATCGTTTTTAGATAAGTCATATCCTTCTTTCTTATCTACCTTATCCTTGATAGAAAGTACGAAGGCCCAGAACTCATTGATAGTTCCTCCAAAGCCAGCACGAACAAAGTCATCATAGTAACCTTGTAACAACCGCTGGTCAATTTCTTCGCAGGTGTAATACTTACTTACATACATATTTATAAAATTTAAGGATTAATTACTGCACGTTGACGACCCAGTAAGAATTCCGAATCGATATCTCTGAATGGTTCTCCCTCCGAACCACAGAAGGCATTCATTGGTACATCCGGATTTTCTGGGTCTACATCTCCACCGTCCTCAATATCTCCCCGTATGCAAGCATAATCAGGAAGCCTATTTACACGGAATTTTATTACCTGGCCTATACCAGGATGAGGTATTATTTTATCCCAGATATCCCCGAAGTAATCTTGAAAGCAGGTGACAAATTTGTTTCCGGTCATCGATTGAAATGCCGTTACATCATTGCCATTACCTTTCATTTCAATATGAACTCCAGAGGTACCATTGAGGATAACCAGATTACTATCAAACCAAATTCCACTGTTTGTAGTAATTGGTGTCCACCTCAGTACTAACATCTTTGCCATATACTTTATTTTTATTCTACAAATTCAACTTTGGTATCTCGGTCTCTCTTTAGGATAACCATGAAAACTAAAGCCTCATCCTTTGCCTGAGCAGTTTGAGTATCTCCAGAAGGCTTATACGTTATACCATTAATTACAAACCTATCTTGTTCCCAATTAAAATCCCAATATCCCTCAGAGGTAAGATAACCAATCTGTTCTATATAAGATTTAGAAATTAGTATTGATAAGTTTTCATCATCCAATTCTCCAGTTACTGTAGCCTTATTAATTGGCCAGTTTCTGAAAGCATTGTAGTAACATAATGCCTCGATTTGGATATTGTAATACTTGGGTATACTATCTTCGGCATGACTGAGAAGTTGGTTAACATTTTTTGCCCAAGTTATGGTTTGTCTACCAGCATCCCAATCCAAGAAATCGGTGATAATTTTCTTGTATCTATCCCAAGAGCGGTTCTTTACCATTCTCCATGGTTCTTTTGTCATAGTTTAGTTAAAATTGAGTCATTACCACCCTTTACTGGTGCACTTGGGTTAGGCCCATCTAATATACCAGGTTTTCTTCGGTTAACTACCCTTGGTGTTACAGTTCTGAATACTTCATCGCAGAACGGTAAGTAGATTTCTAACCGTGAAGCTAACATACAAAGGTTCTTTCTTAATTCATCTATTAATCCACCCGGTTGCATTGCTTGAGAGAGTGTTTTCCATAGGGAACTTGTAGCATCTGCCAGGGTATCATAATATTGCACTTCAGTAGGCCCAGTAGTGATTTGTTTAATCCTATCACCTCGGGCAAGTTCAGGTTTAGAAGTACCATCACCAGTTTGTTCTTTGGTAGATGTTAATTGACTTAGGTATTCGGAAGTACTCGTTAATAGATTAAGTATCTTCACATTAAGAAAATCCCATGCTGCCAATTCCATTATTAATTGGTTTTCTAGTGCTTCATACCATAATTCATCCGTATATTTATCGGGTGCAATTATATGGTTTACTAGAGGTCCAATATAATATTGCCACTTAGTGATGTAAATAGATTTCTCTTCCCTGGTCATCCCATCAGATATTTCTGAAGGAATGTAATGGTCGATTAAGTTATATATTGTATCGGCTAATGCCGTATGCCCATAATCACAAACTACCAGAGTCTTATCTACGGTGATATCTAAACCGCTAGAGTTAGTTACATGTAAGGTTACGGTATAGAAACCGGGAGTTTCATAAGAATAGGAAACATGTCTTCCACCATTGAAAACCTCTCCCTTATCATCGCCAAAGTCCCAGTCAAAAATAGATTTGGCCGGGACTTTGGATATGACTCTGAATGAAACTTCCAGACCTGACGTAACGTACAAAAAGTCTAGATTGTCTTTCATATTAGTCTGTCTTATGTAATTTTCATAGACTACCCTTTAGAAGAGGATTCAAATTCTTCCAGCAAAGCCTGAAGAAGTGTTTCTACGGTGTCGTCTTTGTCTGCCACGATTTCGTGTAAGCCAGCTACCAACTTCAGTTCTTCGAAAGAATAAGCCTTGGAAAGTTTCTCCAAAGTCATGCCTTTCTTAAACTGGGCAGTCAGTCTCTTGTCCAACTTTTCAATGTCAGCTTCCGAATACTTTTCGATTTCGGATTTGTCAGCGATGATAATCAGATGGCCAGCAGCAATTGCTTTCTGGATTTTCGGTGAGCGATATTGACGACGAGTAAGTTCTTTGTCTTCCCCTTTACAAACGGTAATGCCCGTTGATTGGTCATGAAAACTGTAAGCTCTTGGTCCCACAGTTACTGTATATTTTTCTTTAGCCATATTTCTTAAGATTTAAAAATGATAAAGAGAGGATGAGTCTTTTTAATTACCCACCCTCTCAGGGAATTTATATAGATAAAACCGGACTACCTTATTCGAGGTTAACCATCAGATAAGGGTCTACGTTCATAAAATCGGGGAATCCGAATTCTGAGAACTTCTTATCTGCAGCTAACAACAGAGTAGCATCTTGGTACATCTTTGAGAAGCCGGTAGTCAAGCTTGCATAGATTGCCTGAGTCTGGTTAGAAACAATTCTTTCAGATTCAAGCATCAACTGACGAGCAGTAAGCTTAATCAAGGCAGCAGAGGTATCAATCAACAACAGCTGTTGGTCAGGTGTTCCCGGGTGGATGTAGAAGTCAGCATTCTTGGGAACCGGAGACTTCACATTCAGTGTAGCTTCGGTAGTACCAGAGTGACGGTCTTTGAATTCCGGTAAGTTCAGCATTTCGATTGCCTGGTCTTCACCACCAATCATAGTTTGGAAGTTACGTCCCATACGAGCAGCACGTACCCAAATATGCAGAAGGTCTTTGTAAGTGATACCGTTGGTTGTTTCGTATACACCAATTACTGGGGCTGACTCAGAGCCATCAGGGTTGTTACCATTGATAGCCACGTCCATAGCCAAAGTATCCAGAGCATAACCCAACTGAACCCCAAAGTCACGAAGATAGATTCCCAAGACATCGAGTGAAACATAGTTACGAACTTCGTCAGTAAGTTTGAAACCTTTTCCGATTTTGAAGAGGCTAACGGATTTTTGTCCGAAGCTAACATCACCCAATGGGATAGTTTCTGCTTCGTTAACCTTTGCAGGTGCAGCATCAGACATGTTAACCATCGGCATGATTGCTTGCAAGCCATTGATAGATTGGTCAGATGCAATGATGTTCGGATAGAACGGAGCCTGGCGCATACCCAATGTGATAGCAGCACGGATGATTTCCGGAACAATCCAGCGAACATCTTGCTGAGGCATTGTGAAGATATTCTGCATGGTATCAACCTTAGGATTGATGCCCATCTTTTCGAACAGTTCATCTTGTGAAATACCCCATTTACCAGTAACTAATTCTTCGAGTGTTACCTCTACAGGCTTCTTGTCCTGTGAACCGGAACGAACAGCTTCCAAGCTTCTTACCATTTCCGGCAGCTCTTTCATAAAATCCTGAGCCTTCAATTTTGTAATATCAATTTGTCCCATAATTTTTCTTTGGTTTAGCGGATGAGTACTTGAATCACATCGTTTGCCTCATCTGCAGGAGTGATGGCAATGAACTGAGATTCGTCTGTAGAAGCTTCGGTGATAACGAAACGGTCATGCAAAAGGTCTGCAGTTGGGTTAATATAACCACAATCAAGAGGTTCTTTTGCAACCCAATTCAAAATCATATAGCCTTGAACTGCTACGGTTACTTCTACTGGGAAATTACGTTGAGGTTGATAAGCAGGGTTAACGTTATCCGTTACTGCTATACCCAGATATACCTGGCTACCAGCACCTTCCGGGATAAACGGTTCAATCAAACCGTCGGTACCCAAAGCAACTGCCATGCCCTGTACAATCTTTGTGTCGGCTTTTACATTGAAAGCCTGGTGCAACTTGTGTGATTCACTCTTGTAAATCACTGCTTTGGGAGTTCTTTCCCCAAAGAGAGTCATTTGCTGAGGATTGTTTACGATTTTAGTCATAACTCTAATTTATTTATATGATAACTTATTTTAATTTCTTCTTGTACAAGCCATCAAGTACACTGCTGGTTGAAGAAGGTTCTTGGTTCTGAGTAGTGTCCTCGTTTCTGGTCTTACCCTCAGTATCATCTTCGGCAACTGAAGAAGCACGGTTAACGTCCTTAGAACCACATTTAGAACAAGTGAGAGGGAACTTCTCTTCCAAGCGAGCTTGGTAATCCTTAGTCAAGGAAACAAGAGTAGTAATACCAGTTGTTTCTGCATTGAGCATCGTAACGATTGTCTCATCTGCATTTTCACCCATCAACTTCTTGTAGGTTTCTACGGCATTTTCACGGAGAGAAGCAATGTGATTCTTTCCTACAGTTGCCATTTCCTTCAAGTTAGCTACTTCGGCATTCAGATTTGAAATCTGTTCCGTAAGAGAAGTTTTCTCTGTGGTAAGATTATCTACTGAAGTTTGCAAAGTGTTTCTGGATGACACCAAATTTTGAATGCAGGCAACTACTGTTTCCTGATTCATCTCCTTGCCTTCTTCCAGGGTAAGCATGTTATCCCCGAAAAGGCTTTCAAGAAATTTTTCGAATTCGTTCATATTATTTTCGTTTGAATGATTATCCTTGGCATCATTATCATTAAAAGAATCCCGAGTATCGTTTTCTTGAAATGATGATAATTCCGATTTATAATCCGTAAAGAAGTATTGCTTTGATTTATCGTCTCTGTACTCTTCGTAAGAGGACCAGGTTCTTCGAGCAAATGTAGGATTAACTATTTTACCATCAGAACCAATTTTCTGGGCAAAAGAATCAGCCCCATGAGATACCAAAGAAGTTTCCATATAACGAACTATCTCAGTAACTATTCTACGTACCATTTCACCTTTAGAGTCATAGGTACCAAGTTTCTGATAGAATTCGCTCTCTTCCATGGTAGGATGTGATTTATCCCACTTAAATTGTACGGTAACTGAGTTACTGTGAATTGAAGGAGGTTCCATTAGGATGCCTCGAGCAATTCTGGGATTTGCTTTACCATCAATCTTCAGAATACCATTGATACCTGCAGGGATTGTAAAGTGACCGTCTTTATAGGATTCCTGCCACATTACTTGTGATACAGCTCCAATAGCATTACCGATGTTTGTTTCATGGTCACAGTTTACTGTTTGCCCAAGCAACATCTTCATAGAAGCCTTTAGTACTCCATTCTGACCGAAGTCTGTAGGATTCCAATTTTTCGATACGATTGTTTCCGAAAGTAATCGGAACATGGGTTCGATAAATTCCTCATCCTTTGGAGTTAATTCCGATTTATCCAGGTTAGGATAATAGGTATTATAATCTATATCCCCTCCCCAAAATCCAAATTGAGCAATGGAGTCCGGTGTAGGATTCTTCCATTTATAGTAATTCTCTGAGAAAGTCTGGGCTCCCACTGCTTCTGGTATATAACCAGCCATAATGGTATGGCCTTGACCTATCACCATAGAATCAAGATGCTCTTTATTTTTCTTTGTAAATTTACTCATCTTGGTTTAGTATTTTGGTCTCCTCGAGAAGGAGCCGGGTTATTCTTATCTCTTGACCTACGAGCAGATTGGTTTTTATCATCCTGCCTTTGTTTCTTTTTAGTTCCCTCTTGAGGATCCGAATTACCACCCTTAGCAAATTGGTCTTCCAATGAAACTCTTGGTTCTTTCTCATCTGGGGAATCATAGCCCATTGCCCAAGCATACTGTTCTTGGCTAATAATACCAGCCTTATACAATAAGTCAAGATTCTGTATCTTATACTGAAGACCCTGTTGGATTTTAACTTCATCAGAAACTGTAGAAGTTCCCCAATCAATCTTCATTCCCTTATTATTAAATCCTGCCAGACGCAGTTCTAGAGAATAAAGTCGATCTAATACATAAGCTACAAGCATTTGGATATTTTTTAACTGGCTAATCATCTTAGACAGCATTATACCCGTTGCCCCTTCACCAGTAGTAGCAGATACTCCAATAATAGAACCATTAACTCCCAAGCCATTAGCTACGGATTGTTGATTCATATTCCATGGCTTTTCGATATTACCGAGTTCCTTAGTAGTAGAATTGAGTTTAAACTCATGGTCATCAATATACCCAGTTACAACTCCATCCTTCATACCTTCCCTAACATTACGTTTGAGAAGGTTAAGTTCTCGATTTAATCTTGCCTCATAAGTCTGAATATTCTCATTTGACCTTTGAGGTGATTTCTGCATCTTTGCTTCGAGAAAGCCAACCATACCGCAAATCTCCATGATATGTTTGAAGTTAATCTTCATATCATTTTGACCTTTTAAAGAATCTAGTGCAGGCATAAAGGGTGGAACTCCATAAGGTTCATCGGTATCATTGAACATACCAACATAGAAATAGGTTTCTGGGTTAAGCTTGATGTAATCTTGTTGCTTCATCCAGTAATTCTGATTCTTTTGGTAAGGAGCATACACCCCATTTAATTCCCGTTTAAACTTGATAAACTCTGGTTTAAGGAATAATACCGTAGCCAAACCATCTAGCTTATCATTAGGAACTCCTTCTACAGAAATTGCCCCACTTACAAGAAGTTGAACAATCATCTTATTAACCAAACCATCTATACCAGCAGTATATCTGGTCCACTTCTTAGTGGCGGTTTTAAGATGATCCCTCATCTTTGAAGCTTCGGCATCTGTATTATTTGGAAAAGTTACAGTATGACTGGTGTTAGCTAACTTAAACATATCCTGCAATGCAATGCCCATATCAGGATTTACCTTGTATAAATCTCTGATTAAAGGTATCACATCAACACGAAAAGAGGGTTCAACTAATTTAGTTAACCCTTGTAATGATGTAATTAAGTTATCGCTATCATCGTCAACTGAAACCCTACCAGGTGAAATTGGTGTAGCGGGTTTTTCCTCTTTATTAGAGGATGTACCATTCTTGGGAGGGTCCTTCTTACGGCCCCAACCCCAACTAAAATTGAAGTACTTTTTCATCTTGGTTGTACGATTACGTTAGTTTTTCCTTTCCTTATGTGATTACATATTGCCTTTCCGAAAATATCATCATCTGCATATACGTCTCCTTCAAGGTCCACATCAACGGTAGAGTTATTAGCTCTATGTTTACCCATTGCAACAGGTCTACCTAAACCATCATATATGAAGGTATAAGCTTCTTGTACAAAGAATGGGTCCTTTATGATTACTTCATCATTTCTGATATCTTCTTCTAAGTTCTCTATTATCACTGAACGATTCTTTTGGGTGGTTAACCAACCTGGAGATTTATCCATCTCAGGTCTACTCTTGCCCTTTTTCTTGAGCATCTTTTGATAATAATAAAGTCTTGGGTACCCCTCATCTTGAAGTTTAGAGGTTACTGCCAAACCAACATCATTAGACTCTGGTGCTATAGTGGCCCAATTAAATAATTGCCCAGTATCACCCAATAGTTTAGCATAAGCACCCACTGCCATTCTTCCTTTGTATATAGCTTGTTCTTCTCCAGGCTTATCCATACAAGTAAATGAGGAGTAGTCAGAAGACCTACCAGTTGCAACGTCTGCCCCAATGAAATATTCCTTATTTGGGTCCGGTTCGCAGAATTGACGGTATTGACCGTTAAATCTTTTCTTAATAACCGGGTAATCACTAAGGCAGTCTTCGATAGCCTTAATATCAGCTAAGTCGAAGACTGTGTTACCTGATGACAAGAAGTCACCATCTATTTCTTGTGCAGTTCGTTTTGCTCCCAGTGCAGAAGACATTTGGTTATACCAAGTCATATCTCGTTCTGGGTGCATCTGCCAGTATAATCGAATTGGGTTAAATGGGTTACCTCCTGCAATAGCATCTACCCAAGTTGAGTGATAGAAGTTACCGACTCCATAGGGAGTTGAATTGACGATGGCAGCTCCACCAGTGGAAAGAGTAGGAAAAGCAGCAGCCCAAATTTGAGCAGCCCATCTTACTACTGCTGCCTCGTCAATTACTAGAAGTGAAAGGGATTCTGAACGACCGGCTTCGGACGAGGTTGGTATGGATTCTATAAAAGACCCGTTGTCAAATTCTATCATGGAAGCAGAGCCATATTCCCCAGCTCTACCGTTGATGATTGGAGTTTGAAGATACCAAGGTAAGTTCTTATACATGAACTTAATCTTCTTAAGTACCTTCTTAGCTGTTGTGTCCTTGATAGATATAATGTTTATCTTCTTGTTGGGATGGTACATCGCCAACCAAAGACAGTACATAGAAATCAACTCTGTAATACCAGCCTGCCTAAATTTGAGGATGATATTAAATCGTTGGGCAATGAAATTGTAAAGAACCGATTTCTGAAATGGGTATAATTCAAATCTTACCTTTCCCCTCACTGGGTGTATCACATTACAGAAAAGACTGAAAAAGAAAACGTCTACTGTAACCCTTGAGAGATTTGATAACTCTTCTCGAGTTAAAGTAGTTCTAGTTTCTGAGATAGTCTTTGCCATATCTAAAAGTTATACGTTATTTGAAATTCGATGTCAGTACCCATCCCAGATTTTATCTTCGGATAGTAAAAGGTATTGACTCCGAGTTTGTAATTAAATCTCTTAGTCTTGATTGAAAGACCAGCTCCCATATCGAAGAGATTATTGAAAGGTCTATATTTGCCGTAAACATAGGGCTTAAGTGATAACCTTGCAACTTTCTTTCGAGTTAATTGACCTTCATACCAGTTGTAGTTGTACTTATCTAAATCGATTGGGAATAGTCTAGTTGAATAAGTGTTAGTCTCCTTATTGAACAGACTCAAGTTTAACTTATCTTTCTTCAAAACAATTTGAACCAGGGAATCTTGTTTACTGATAGCTGGCTGCCTTAGCATGGAATCAGGAAAGAGAGTTGGCTGCCTATTATCGTAACTATTATCGTAAACTAAGATTTTACCTGGTTCAATTTCTTCAGAATACTTCTTCTCTGGTTTGAAAGGTTTGTCTTTGTATACTGTATCTGGGATTTCATTGACCGCTAGTTCCAGGAAATCAACTTCTCGAGAAAGTTTATAATTCCTGAAGCAAAGGTAAATAGTAAATCCTAGAAGTACAATAAACAAGGCATTCTTTAAATTCTTCATGGTTTAAAAATTTAGGAAGTTCGTACGCTTTAATGATACTATCTATTCGGTAATCGCTTAGCGATTACCTTTATCGAACGAAGTGAGATAATATCCAAATATACTACTTACGATATGATATATGAATAGCTATATATACGCAGATAAATATATAGATATATATACGTAGTATATTATATATCTATATATTTCAAGGCACCTCAGAAACTTATATATAAGACTTTATATATAAAGCTGAAACTCAAGGTTCTTAGATATTTGCCTTTTTGAGGCATTTTTTGAACCAAATCCCTACCTCATAAACCGAACCTTTGGCAATTGTGTACCTTGCCTTGTTAAGCCAATAATGGTAATCCTTAAAATCACCTTCGAAGGTATTACTATTTTTGTGAAGGTAAACTTTGAATTTATCAGGGAATCCCATAATTGCCTTGAAGTCTTCGATTCCCAAGGGGTAGCCATCTGGTCTAAATTGCCTATCTGCAGGTCTGAGAGTTAAGGGGGGTTTATCATACTCCAATCGATACACTCCTGGAAGAGTACTCATCTTTGCAGTTTTGATAGGCCACTTCTTTTCATCCTTGAAATCCCTAACCCAGAGCCTATGTATCTTTGCTACTGTGAGATTCTTCTTTTCAGGAAGCTTCCGATAATCATACATTGCCAGAGTCTTACTCATAAAGGGAATCTGGTTAGTATTATTTTTCTGAGAGAATGTGAGTGGTTTAAGTAAATTTCTAGTAGTTGTTGGAGTTTTTACTTGAAATACTTCATCAAAAGCATTCAAGTATTTCTTACCAGTCTTTTTATGTACTCCAATGATGAGTAATCGCTTCCTTGACTCCTGGGAGTTTCCGTAATCTAAAACTGACCTTTCGTGAAAAACTAATTTATAGTCTTTGAATGTTTCCTCAAAGAAATCCTTGGGAAGCAGTGTTAGCAGTCTTGGTAGATTTTCTATAAGAAATATCTTAGGTTTATACTTGAGTATTGATGCAATTACTAGATTAAGACTACGGTTATCTTTTGGATTGCCTAATTCTTTTACTTTAGATAACCTCATTACTGAGGCTGCTCCACAATCGGGGCTTGATATAATTATGTCTACTTTCTCATCGAATTCTTGTAAACAAAAGCCCTTATAGAACGGTATATCTCCAAAGTTTAATTCCCATTGTTCTTCGCCCGGAGTGTGGAATACTCCCCTTATCTCTATGTTCCCTAACAAATTTTTCTTAAAAGGGAACAGGAGTGCACCCTGTCCAGCGCACACTCCCAATACCCTTAGTTTTTTCATTTCTTGTAGCTTCTCAATTTAATGTACTTAATCCAAGCAAAGGGCTTACGGTCTTCCAAGTAACTCAGATTCTTATCATTGTTGTGAGCTTCTTCTTCGAAACTTACATCATGGTATCTTTCATTCTGTTTATTCCACTTGGCAAAGCACAATATGATGAAATATTCGATGATATACCAAAGGTAGAAGAATCCAAAAGTCAGAGCCACTACCCACCAAAAGGATATACCAAATGATAACCAGAGTATGATACCAAGTACTAAACCCACTATACTACATTCAATCTGTTGTACCTGATGAATACACTCATGATTGATATCATCAGGTTTACACTCTTCTACTTTTTGTTTGAAGAATGAATTATACACCAGAGTAATGGCTTTGTAACTAGGGAAAAGAAATACTTTTGCTACCCAGCTGTTAAAATGACATCTTTTCATAATTTATTTTTGAAGTTTTCGTAAGCATTTCTTAGTTTTTGGTCGTAGGCATTCTGGGCATACCCGGGACCATTGTATTTTCTGGCAAAGCCAGCCCAGTCCTTTTCTTTGAGATTACTCAAACAACCAGAGTTTTTCATGAAATAATACATGAGTTCTAGTTGATTTGCATGAGATTCTGACATCTTATGAACGAATTCGAAGACATCTTTACATTCACAGAGGTTGTGATTGAACCCACAAATCTGGAACATACCCCAACTTGCAGACTTCAATGCACATTCTTCGTCAATTTCTTTGGCTAATTCGAGTCTCTTATACTCGTGTACACCTCCCAAATACTTCGATTTATCCCATTTAGGGAAGAAAATCGTAGAATATCTCTTACAAAGGTAAGCTAAATCTCTGTCAGGGAATTTCTTATGTACTTCTTTGTACATAATGTGACCCTCAAAGAGGATTTGAGGCCTACCATCAACTAAAAACCCATCTCTACCTGCTGCTTCTACCAATTGAACAGCTTTCAATAGAGCAGGTTCTAGACCTAAACGATTAGCAAGGTCTTTAATCATCTCATTTGTTAATTTATCCATAACCTATCAGTTTTAATGGTTCAATTTTAGTAACGAAAGTATTGCTTATAACCCATTTTTAGGATGTTTCAAGGTTCTATTATCATATATAACTTATAAAATAATGCAATATGGACAAGAAAAATGAATGCCAGATATGTGGCAAACCTATTAACTTAGAGGAATTTGATGAAACTCGGGAAATTCCTCAACTTATGGCAAGAAAACAAGTTTGTTTTCAATGTGCTTTTTGGTTTAATCGATTAGCTTATGACAAAGAGCTTGAAAAAGAGAAGAAAATTGCCGTAATTACTCCTGATTATTCTCATTGGATAACTAGAGTACCGGGAAGTATTTTAATGGTACCTTCTGCTTTTGGGGGAATTTACCAAACTAAACTCCAACCAGTCAACACTCTTGGTGTTATAGATGAAGATAAAGAGAAACTTTTCATCATCCGTTATAATAACATCACTCACCAGGGCACTATACCGGAGCATCTAAGAGATGCTTTTAAAGTAAACGGAATATTTCTATCTCCACAGGAATACAAAATGCTAGAGGATTACCGGGGCAATGCCTATGAATTTATAAAAAATAAAATAGATAATGCAATAAATAAAGAATAATTTCGTATATTTGCATAAAGAAAATTTCTAAATAAAATAGATATGAAAAAAGAAAAGAAAGAAGCTAAAAAGCTCAAAGAGGGGGATGAGGTTCTCTTCACACTATCGGGAAGACCCATCATTGAGAAAGTAACAGTAGAATCCATCGATAAGAAAGGTGGATTTGCAATGCTCAGTAACCGGGTAAAAGTTGCAAGAACTCTCGGTCCTGATGATACATATCCAAGATTGGATGGGCAAAAGGGAGAAGTTCGTCCGCTTACCGAAGAACATGAGAAAGCCTACCTTGCATATAAGGCCTATTTCTCAATTAAGAGAAACATAGAGTTCCTTGACAAGGAAATGAAAAGTATGAAAGATACCGATGCTTTTGATATGATGATTGATTTCGATAAGAAGCTTACCAAGATTATTAACAAATACCTCAAAGAACAATGACTACTGTATTAGCAATAATTTATTTGGTATGCTTACCGTTCACTGTATTTTTTGTAAGGGCTTGCTTGGATTATTTACCCTATACTCACAAAATACACTCTCTCGTTTTATTCATCTCGGTATGGATAGTATTACCTCTATTTCCAATTTATCTATTAATCAGATACATAAAATACAAATTACTATGAGATACTTTTTTGACAGAGATGGTAATTATGCTGGGACATCAATGCAAGGGTGGGAGATTCTTCTCCTACTCTTATTCCCAGTTGCTTTAATAATTTTCCTCGTATTCTTACCTTTCTATGTATTTCATAAATACAGTTCTAGAGAAGAGGATAAAAAATACGAGGAAGAACATCCAGAAATACTAAAAGTAGATTCTTATATTACTTGCTGGTATCCCTGGCATAGGTATTCTGTTGCATATACCTTGGCTCTGATATTTTGGGTATGTGGGTTACTAATTAGCCTACTGAATTAATTATATGATTGTTACATCATATATGTACTTAGAGTCTTCTTGAGGAGAATAACCATAATCTACTACTTGAGGATTAGCTCCATTTTGAATGGCAAAGTTATTTCTTGAAATTGCACTACCTTTGGCTAAAGTATAAATATACTCTCTTACATCACCAGATGATACACCATATTGAATCTGTAATCTAAAGGTTATATTGCTATCTACTAGTTGATCTGACCTTATATCACAACTAGCAGAGGTGTTAGAGGTTGGGCTTTTAAATACACTTATTGTGATGTTATTTGTAATTTTAGCTCCAGTTTGAGTTACTGGTATACTAAGGTTAGCATCCCCACAGGTTAAGAAGATATTAGGTATTCTTTTGTAGGATTGGGGGCCAGGGGTGTTTTATTCTCTGGCTTCTTTGTGTGTTGAGGGATATCTGGGCATGCCTTTATCACGAAGAACGAAAATCATGGCCTACTAAAAACGGGGTACCCTTAAGACGAGGTGTTAAAAAGTTGAGGTACTAAAAGGGGCTAACGGTTACGTTAAAATTAACATTCAAAAATAAAAAGTAAGGGACAAGCATTTTATTTGCTTTCCCTTACTTTTTATTTAGTTTATAAGTTCTTTAAAAAATCTTTTGTATCTTTGATAATCTGAATTAATACCCAAGTTACACCAACAAATAAAAATACCTTTAATAGCATATTATTTAATTACTTGAAATTTTTGACTATTTGTAAACCTTTTGTTAGAACTTCTTTTTTTGTGTCCTTTGTATTTTCGCTTGCAATACTTGCAAATGAAAAATCATTTATTTTGTAGACTTGCTTATAAAATTCTGTAAATGCAGAAACAAGTGTTTTTAGTTCATTTTGTTTCTTTTCTTCTTTCGCTTTGCAAATCGAATCAAGCAAAGAAAAAGTTGTGTTTCTTAATTTCTTTCGATACGCTCTTTTTTGCTTTTCGTTCAACTCTGCAAAAAGACTTTCAATATAAATTTCGGTCTTTTTCCCTAAAGAAGTTTTTAAAAGTCCATTTGTTTTTGCATTTAGATTTTTAAAAATACTATCAACTGATAATTTAATAGTGCTATTTGCTTTTGCTTGCGCTTTTGCTTTATTAGCACTAACTTTGTTTACTTTGTTGTTAGTAACTTCTTTTTCT